ACCCGGAACAGGTGCGGGGAATCATCGAAGCCACGTGGCGATTGAACACGTCCGCCATTCACTCGCCGGTCAGCATGGACGAGGTGCGCGCGTTGGCTCAGTCTTGGCTGGCTCAGGGGGAAGCACTAGCAGCCGCACAACGAGAACGCGATTCGTGGGAGCGCGAGGCGAACCTGAACGAGTTGCAGTACGTCGCGCATCGGGTGGCAGCAGCGATCCTCGTCGGGACGCTCGTCTCGAAGCAGCCTGAACAGTTGGAGTGGGCCGAGGCGAGCGCGAGGAACCAACCCGAGCCGCACGTTGCGGACGCGACCAGGCTGATCGTTGCTGACGTTCGTCTCTACGACGACGGGAAAGCGCACCTGCTCGCGGACGAACTCGCGGCGGCGCTGGCTTCTCTCTCTAACACGGATTCCGGCAGCGAGGCGACGACGGCCGGACGTGACACACCGAACAAACCCGGCGACCTCGCGGGCGGTGTGGTAGCACGGACGCCTCGCACGAAGGGCACGGAATGAGACGACTGCGCCGCATCTACGCGCTCTGTCGAATGGCTCACGCGATGCGTGTGTGGCCGTGGGACAAGCGGCTGCGGATGATCGGGACTGAGAGGCCGCCAGAAGAAGTCTTCGAGGCATTCCGCCGCTTGCATGGGCTCTCTAACAGCCCCACCGAGGACACCACCGAATGAGCGACCGCGAGACGTTCCGCGTCGAAGGCCCGTGCTGGTGCCCGAACGAGATGACGCTGATGCAGGCGCGCTACATGGGCCACACGAAGGAGTGCAGCGCAGCTCGTGAGGGCTGGCGCCGTGACTCGGCGGGGCTATCGGAGATGGCGCGGCGGCGGCGTGAGTACGAGGAGATCGGCAAGGCGTTCGTGGCTGCTTCTCTCGGCCCCAAGGAAGGGGAACCAGGATGAGCGAACTCGAATCTCGTATCATCGCTCTGGAGCACGCGACGACCAGACCGATCGGCGACGACGAGACGCACTGCGCGCTCTGTCGAGCGACAGCTGAGACGCGACGACTACAGGCTGCGTGTGCGCATCCGCAGCGTCTCAGAGACGAGATCGACGTGACCTCGTTGGGATCCGGTCGACTTCAGACGCTCGTCTTCTGTCGACTCTGCGGCGCCGATCTTGGACGCGGGGAGGGCCCGCTCCCCGCGAACTCGACGACCTACGCTGAGGACTCTGATCCCGACGATGGCTGAGTCCCGCTCGCGCGATCTGCGTCCTCCGGTGTCACACCCTCCGGCAGGTTCGCATCGCGACGCGCACGATCGACCTCGCTCATCTCGTTACGCAGGAACGACGACGCACTCGCTGCGTCAGGCCGGAACTCCTCCGACAGCTCACCCGGTGCGTCCTTCGGCTGCGGCGGCAGCTGCCCGGCCGGAAGAATCATCGGGTCCGGGTTGCGCGACGCCTCCTCGTCGTTCAGGCCGTGATCGACCACTGACTGAGGCTTGCCCATGAGGCTCCCTTCGTGTCGATGGCCCGGATCTTGGTGCTCGTTCCCGTACCGGCGTAACGGTAAACAGTCGTGAGCCGCTGCGCCTGCGGAGCGCTCGTGATCTACGCATCGACGCTCGTCGACGAGCTAGTTGCGCTAGAGCCGCTGGACTACGGCGGCACGGACGCGTACGTGCTGCGCGACCCGAAGGGGAAGCGCTGGCGCGAGCGAGGGCCGGTGGCGATCCCGGCGTGGCCGACGCTGGCTCGACACGAGATACTGCTCCAACCACATCGATGCTCGGAGGTGAGCGATGGTCGTACGTGAGCGATCGACAGCGGAGCGCGTCGTGCGTCTCTGCGAAGACGTCGGACTGGCTGCGTTCCAGTCGCCGGTAGGAAAGCGCCACGACGTGATCGTGGACGGTCGGTTCGTAGTCAACGCGCCGACTGCTGTTCAACCTGACTGCGCGTATCTCGCGATCCCGAACGCGCAGTGGGCGGAAGCGAAGTATCTCTGGTCGATGTTCGGAGAGCTGCGCCAGCTGTACGCGTGGGACGACGAGGGCGAGCTGTTCTGCGCGACGCAGACGGAGCTGGAGACGCGACGAGTCCACGGCCAGCCGCACGCGAGCTACAGACTGTTTCGTGTCGCAGGATGGCGCCCGAGTCGTCTAGTTGACGTCGTGCTCCCGAACAGGCTGATGGTCGCGATCCCGTTCCAGGTGTCGCCGGACGCACCGATGCAGACCACGCTGACAGGTGACGTCGAGCCGATGGGCATGGCGGTACGCAAGCTGGGCCCGATGGAGAACCAGCTCGTGACGTGGTTCCGCGACGGGTTCGCGGCGCGCTCGTCCCAGATCGGAACGCTCAGCCACTCGCTGCGACCGGCGTCGTGCGGCTCGTATCGACGCGACATCGCACGCGGCGAGTACAACGGCGACGCGTGCTGTCGCGCAGCCGCTGATCAGGACGGGTCGCGACTCGCGAAGACGATGGAGCGCCACGGAATCGTCTGGCTCGCAGATGATCGTCGCTGGCGTCTGGTCGGTACTGATGCGCGAGCGAGCGACGGCGAGCGCTGGGACAGGATCGTCGCGGACTTCGCTCGCTGGAATCAGATGCGCGCCGCGACAGCAAAGGTCGACGGCGACGAGATCATGCCAGAACCGCTGTTCGAGTTCGAGGAGGACGAATGAGCGAGATCCCAGACCTTCCGCTGTTCGGTGAAAGCGCGGAGACGGAGGGGGGAGGCGTAAACGAGTCGCCCTCCGATCATGACGGCCAGCAGATGTCACCTCTACAGAGTCCCGAGGTCCATGGCTCGGGTCGTTCGTCTGTAAGTACGTCGCCTCCCGCCGCCTCCGCGTTCGAGATCGAGATGGTCGAGATCGCGTCGCTGAAGACACACGCGCGCGCCTATCGCAGCCACCCGCCAGATCAGCTCGAACACCTCGCGCGCAGCCTGCGCACACACGGGTGCTACCGACCCATCCTGATCGCGCGCGACGGGACGATCCTCGCGGGACGCGGGATCACGACCGCCGCGAAGGAATGGCTCGGGTGGACCGAGATCCCCGCGCGACGTCTCGACATCGGACCAGAAGATCCCGAGGCGCTGAAGATCCTCGCAGGCGACGACGAGGTAGGGAACCTCGCGGAGACGAACGACCGCGCGCGAGCCGAGGTGCTGAAGCACGTCAAGGACAGCGCAGACGAGGGGCTGCTCGGCACAGGGTTCGACTCGGGCGCGCTCGCGAATCTCGCGCTGGTCACACGACCCGCGAGCGAGCTAGCCGATAAGGACGAGGCCGCGCACTGGGTCGGGATGCCCGCGTTCGAGAAGCCCGTCGAGGAACGCTGTAAGCTGGTCGTCAGCTTCACGAGCGACGACGACCGGCTCAAGTTCCTGGAGCTGATCAACCACCAGGGGCACCGCCATGTGCGCGGGAAGGCGATCTCCATCTGGTGGCCCGACAAGCCGCGCCAGGATCTCTACGCGCTGCGCTTCGACGACCTCCTCGAGATCCCACCTGACATCAACGACAACATCGGGCTCGGTAAGGGCGACCCTGAGCCGATCGACGAGGACGACGCGGTGCGCTGTCTCGTCTGCGGCGGCGAGATCGGCGTGAAGACGCGCAACTGTCGTCGGTGCGGGACGAAGGAGGGCGAGACACTTGCCTGATCGCGTGCTTCCGCGCTACCCGGTGTACGTGCCGTCGAAGGGTCGCTACTCGGGCGCTCGACCGAAGACGGCGCTACGTCTGCTCAAGGACGGCGTCCCGTTTCGCGTCGTCGTCGAGGAAGCCGAGCGACGCGCGTACGAGCGCATGGTCGGCGCCAGTCGCGTGCTCGTGCTCCCGTTCAGCGATCTCGGGCAGGGGTCGATCCCGGCCCGTAACTGGATCATGGATCACGCCATCGCGGAGGGGCACGAGCGCCACTGGCAGCTGGACGACAACATCATCGAGTTCCGTCGCCTGTATCGAGGCGACCGCTACCCGTGCTGCGCCGGTGTCGCGCTTCGCGCCTGCGAGGACTTTACCGATCGTTACGAGAACATCGGGATCAGCGGGCTCAACTACCAGATGTTCGTGCCGCGCGACACGAGCGTCCCGTTCTATCTGAACGTCCACGTCTACAGCTGTACGCTGGTCAACAACGCGATCCCGCACCGCTGGCGCGGTCGCTACAACGAGGACACCGACCTGTGCTTGCAGGTGCTCGCCGACGGGTGGTGCACGGTGGCGCTCAACGTGTTCATGGCGAACAAGTCGCCGACCATGCGGATGAAGGGCGGGAACACCGACGAGCTATACGCGTCGGACGGGCGGCTGGCGATGGCGCGCGCGCTCGAACGTCTCTGGGCTGGCACCGTGACTACAGATCGTCGCTGGCAGCGCCCGCAGCACGTGATCACGGACTCGTGGCGTAAGTTCGTCGCGTCGAAGGAGCCCGACCAGATCTCGCTCACCGACCTATACGAGGCGCTCGGGGAAGGACTCGAACTAAAGCTGAAGCCAGGTGTCGATCTCTCCGCGCTTCCGGCGATCGACGAGTACGGGCTGCGTCTGCACAACACTCGACCGGCTCAGATGCCGATGGCGGAGGTGACGTCGTGAGGAAAATCGAGAGCGAGCACGGGACAGTGGACAAACGAAAGGTCGACCGCTCGTTCGAGCAGGACGAGCAGCGCTGGATCGAGTCGTACGTCCACAACTCGGCGACGAAGATCGCAGAGCGCGCTCACGCCGCGCGCCTCGCGCTCCAGAACGGGAAGACCGAGACGTGAGCAAGCTGCTTCCGCTCTCGCCGTTCGAGATGCGCAAGCAGGATCTCTTCAGCGTGTTCATCTCTGACTGCTGCGACGCCGGACTCGACCCAGAGCAGATCAAGCGCTGGGCGCAGGAGTCAGAGCGCTACTACCGCGAGCCTGCGAAGTACGCCGACGAGCAGACCGCGCGGCGCTCGATGGAGGAGTACTGGTACGCGTCGCTCGACGAGGGCGAGCCCGCCTGGGAGGTGTACGCCACGACCGCGATGGTCGCCGATCTATGGGCGTGCTGGTCCGTCTACTCGCGCGGATACCTGCGCGCCCTTCATAGCGAGCGCGCGCTTCCGACCGGGTCGATCATCGCCGACATCGGGTATCCGGTGAAGTGCGTCGTCGACCTCGGGTGCGGGATCGCGTACACCACAGCGGCGCTGAAGCGCATCTGGCCGCACGCCGACGTGATCGGCACCAACCTGCTCTGCACACCGCAGGCCGACGTGGCGCTGCTCGTCGCCGAGCGGTATGACTTCGAGATCTCGGAGAGCATCGCTGACGTCGACCACGCAGACGTCGTGTTCGCGAGCGAATACTTCGAGCACTTCCAGCAGCCGGTTGCGCACCTCGAGGAGGTTCTGGCGCTCGAACCGCGGGCGCTGATCACCGCGAACTGCTTCAGCGGAAGGTCGATCGGCCACTTCGACTCGTACATCGTGAACGGTCGCGACGTCTCGGGCCGCGCGACCAGCAGGGCGTTCGGCCTACTGCTGCGATCGAGCGGGTACGACCTTGTCGAGACGCGGCTGTGGAACAACAGGCCGACGTACTGGCGGCGCCGCTCGTGACCGGGTGGATGTACGGGGAGATGCCAGGAACGACACCGGGGCCGCCGCTGGGCGGTCGCAACGGCGAACTGCTTGCCGAGCTGTGCGGCCTGGACGACTACAACCACCTGCGCGACATGTTCTGCGTGCGTAACCTCGTCCCGGCTCGACCCGACGACGGGCGCTGGCCCCGGCACGAGGCGCGCGTACGCGCCATGTTCCAGATCGCCGGATGGAGCGACGGAGACCAGATCGTCCTGCTCGGCGCCCACGTTCGAGACGCGTTCGGGCTCGATGGCAAACCCTTGACCTCGCTGGAGGTCCCGCTAACCAGCGGCCACCAGGCCGAGGTGCCGTCGGGGAGCGGCCCCCTGGGTGTTTCTGAGGGGGGCAGGCTAGGAACGGCTCCCACGGCTGTCGTCCATCTCGTCCCCCACCCGAGCGGCCGCAATCGGTGGTGGAACGAGCCAGAGAACCGCGAGCGCGCATCGCGATTGCTCAAGAAAGTCGTTATGGTCGTGCGAGACGAGAGGAGCGCGAGGTGAGACCGGGCGATGCGAGACCTAGAGCGGGCACGACGTCGACGAGGCGCCGTTCCCGGTCGTGCGTCTGGCTATCCCCTCGCGCCGCTTACTAGCCAGCTACAGGAGGGAGACGATCGACTATGTCGACGCCAGAACCGCAGCCCGAGCCTCAGGTCGACCTGGGCGACGACGAGAAGGGCACGCGCGAGTACGTGATCCTCACGGAGTGGAAGGAGAGCGGTCGCGTCAAGGCGCGCAGTGACCGCGAGGCGCTGGAGAAGTTCATGTCCGACTCCGGTACAGACGAGGGGACGTTCGCTGCTGTCACGGCGAGTCGCTGGAAGCCGCGCACAGTGAAGACGCAGACGAAGACCGCAAGGGTCTTCGAGTAGCGCAGTAGCACCGACGAGAGAGGGTCGGCTCGTAGCGCGCCGACCCTCGTTTCTCGTCCTTTTCGTACGACGTCCGGGCCTTCCCTCGAACCTCCCAGGGGTGGATTATCTCGTGGCCGCAGCGAAAACCTAGACCGGGCCGAGTGAACGACCGACTATCGCGCCTAGATCCGGCTGGCGACCTCGTCATCGATGCCGCGCTACGCGCTAACGGCGCAGAGCCGTTCGACGAGCGCGCCTGGCTGGCCACGGTCGGGTACGAGGACGAGCAGCGCGACCCTGACGACCGCGACTGGCTCGACCGCGTGTACGCGGCGATGATGGCCACGAAGTCGCTACGCGTCTGTAAGGCGCTGCTACGCGGCGAGTCTGTTCATCGCTCCCAGCTCGACCCGTCCGCGGTGCGCGCGATCGAGCGCAGATCGAGACGGTCGTGAGCGTCGCGTTCATCGAGTTCACCGGCGGCGGTCCCTGGGACGGGCAGATCATCGCGGCCGAGCACCCCGAGTACGAGTACAGAATCCCGCGCCCGAGCAGGTTCCCGGGCTTCGTCGGCGTGTGCGACGCGGACGACGTCGACGTGACCACGTTCGGGCGCTGCGACGCGTACCGGCGTGACGGGCGACGCGCGCACATGGTCGGCGGCGCCACAGTCTGGTCGTACAGCTGGGAGCCGATGTGAGCGAGCTAGACGTCCATCGCGTCATCTGCCCGTATCGCGACATCGAACTCGACCGGCTGCGCGCAACGCGCGTCATCGCAGAGCAGACAGTGCTCGCGCTGCGGCGGATGCTGATCGCGACCGATCCGACGCTGCCGAACGAGTACGACGGCACAGCCTGGGCTGACTTAGAGCGCTTGCACCGAACGAAGGTCGCGTGAACGAGCTGTCGCTACGCAGAGTCACTGCGTGGATCGCGTTCCCTTCACGCCGCACCTGGGGCGAGTGCTGGTGGACCGCGCGAGACATCTGTCTTACGAACCAGCCTGAGCTGCCCGATCCACTTGAGGCGATTCGACGCGAGCACGACCGTCGCATCGAACAGGCGTTCATCTTCGGGACGAGCGAGCGATGAGGATCGACGACCCCGGCCACGAGTTCATGCTGCGCTGGCTCGACACTGAGAAGGAGACAGAGGCGCGCTTGATCTTCGTCAAACGCGTCGGAGACGGCTACCCGGGCAACGAGCCGCCCGCACACCCAGGCACCAACTGCCAAGAGGTGATTCGTGCGCTGATCGCGCGCGTCCAGTATCTCGACAAGCAGATCCCGCACGTCGAGAACCGCACCATCCTCTACGCCCTGCGGCTCGCGCTTTACAGCTTCGAGCTACGCGCGGCTGAGCGGCACGGACGACTCGAAGCGTTCGAGCGCGAGTTCAATCGCAGCGTGATCGAGACATACGCGACCTGCGCGAAGTGCGGCCATGTCGGCTGCGGCGGCGAGTGCCATGAGTGAGCGGGGCTACGAGCACATTCTCGTCGAGATGCCGCTGTGCGCGAGTGAGCGCGGTAGGCCGATGGTCGTTCTCCCTTGCAGTCGGTTTCGCGCGTACGCAGACGACATCTATCTCGATCTGCTCAAGCGCTACGCACTCGACACGCTAGAGCGTGCGCGGCGCGAGCACCACGGTGACCAGCTACAGCTCCCGAGTCTCGATCCTGACGACTGGTATCTCCGCTCGCGCACACGGCAGGTGCTCGGCTCGCTCTCAGAGGTGTACGAGATCGTCCCGCGGGAGGTATGACCGTGCCGGACGAACTCTGGCGCCTACCCGATCTCCCGCTCGGCGCGGTCGCCGAGCCGATCCCGATCACGCCGAGCGAGGAGGGCGACCAGCGCGAGCGCGTCTTCGTCGACGCCAATGAGTTCGCCGAGAGCGAGATCGACGCGCCCGAGCCGCTGTGGGGAGACGACCAGGTCAACGCCATACCGGCTGGCGGGCTCGTGCTGCTCGCCGGACGGCCGGGCGCAGGCAAGACGACGGTGATCGTCGACCTGGCCTGCCACCTCGCCTGCGGCCTGTCCTGGCCGCCCGTCGACCCTGAGAACACGCGCGCACCGGCGTCGTTCCGCGCGCCGCGCCCGCTCCGCGTCGCCGTGGTCGAGAACGAGGGCCCGCAGGAGATGTTCAGGCAGAAGATCAAGGAGAAGCTGGACGTGTTCCCGCACCGGATCCCGCACCCGGACGAGAACACCGGATGCCTGGTCATCCAGACGTGGCGCTGGGGCGCGTTCAGCTTCGCAGACCGCGACGCCGCTGAGAGCGCGCGGCGCGAACTCGACCAGCTCGACGTCGACGTCGTGTTCGGCGACCCGCTGGCGTCGCTCGGGCCGGAGGGCGTCGGAAGCCCCGCCGACACGCGCGACTTCGTCGCCCTGCTGCGCCCGCTCGGGCTGGGCCAGCGCCGCGCGTTCGTGTTCCTCCACCACTTCCGCGAGCGCGCCGAGCGCACCGAGGACGAGCTGGCCCGCATCAGCGGAGCCTGGGGCGGACACCTAGACACGCTGCTCACGCTCAGCGCCACCACCAGCGAGGACCGCGCGCGACTGGCCTGGCCGAAGCTGCGCTGGGCGAGACGGAAGAAACCAGCGCCGATCATCCTGGAAAAAGTATGGCGCACCGCGAGTTTCGAGGCCGTCAGCGAGGAGGGCGACGTCAGCGCCCTCGAACCCGTAGTGGCCGCCGCTTTAGCGGAGTCGCGCGAACAGAACTCGAAGCGTCACGGCTGGCTGACGGCGATCGAGCTAGGGAAGGTCACGCACAACAGACGCGTCGACGTCCAGAAGGCCCTCGAGGGAGCGCCGCACCTGTTCAGCCTCCGCGCGGGAGCGGACGCCAAGGCGATCGGCGGGCACGTCAACAGCAAGCTCTGGGGCCTGGCCGAGTGGGACGACGCCGTCCAACAACCTCTACGAGACGTCGACGAGGCGACAGGCGCGCTCTCGATCGACGAGGAGATCGACCTGGACCTCGGGCTATGACAACGAGAGGAGCTACCGGTGGAACGAGCTGTATGCGACCTGCGCATCTGGATCGAGGGCGAGGACATCGCCGATCTATGGCGCAAGATGAAGTGGATCCGCGAGACGACCCTCTGCGTCGCGGGCGAGCTGGAGGAGGGGATCGATGTACGTCAGATCACGCCGCGACCTCCCAAGCGCTCGCGCGAGTTCAAGCCCACCTGGTGGGGTCAGCCTATGCTGTCCGGACAGTATGGGACAGCACGATAAGTTGGGACAACACCTGTCCCGGTCTCCCGTCTGGACGTCGCTGTTGTCCTGTCCCAGGTTGTCTATGGGTGGGGTGCTATAGCACCCACCCAAGGATGGGACAACACCGACTCGCAGACCCCGCTGATTCCGACGACTCGACTGGGACAACACCGTGAGTCCGTGGCGCGACACCGCCGGGTGGGGGAGCGACGTGCCCGACCGCCTAGTCGAGGTCGCCGAGCGGGTCTGCACCGACCGCCAGCTCGAGGCGCTCCGGCTCGCCAGTCACGGATACGGGTACCGTCGCAGCGGGAAGATCCTCGGGATCAGCGCGTCAGCGGTGAGCGACCGCCTACAGAACGCCTACCTCAACATCCAGCGGGCGTACGACCTCGAGGACGAGACGATCGAGAAACTCCGGGAGATCGCGGGACAACGCACCCAGTGACCGCACAGTTCATACACCTCCCAGAGAACGGAGCGCGCACGTGAACATTCTCGCGTCGAAGTTCAGACTGCACACCATCGCCAGAGAAGTCGAGCGCACCGTCGCACGCGCGGTGTTCGAGGCAGGAGCAGAGGCACCGCCCACCCCGACCAACAGCCTCCCGCTCGACGCCAGGCGTCTCAGAGGGATCCCAGTCGTGGGCGGACGCGGATCGATGGGCGGCCACATCGACGGCACGAGGCCAGACCAGAGCAGCGCGTAGACAGCGCCGCTCTCCGACGCTACACTGCGCGACGAGTAGGTCGGAAGGCTTACTCGCTCTACCCCTACCCGAACTGGCACTACGGACGGCCATCGCGCCGTCCTTTCTCTTTGCCTAAGCGCAGCTGCTCATGCGGTCGAGTCGTCGAGCGCGGCACACGGTGCCCAGAACACGCCCGCGCGCCTCGCGACCGGACGTACGGGAACAGCCGCATCATCGTCAGGTCGAGCGCGCTCGTGTGCTGGATCTGCGGAAAGCCGTTCAGCGAGGACAACCCGCCGACCGCCGACCACTTCGTGCCGCGTGACCTCGGAGGCAGCGACGACGTCGCGAACATGCGACCCGCTCATCTCAGCTGCAACATCAGCCGCGGTCGCGCGATGATCACTGGGAAGGGGGGGAGTGGCCTCCGCCCATAGCGCGTGGTTGCGCTGTCCTACCCTCGCCTCTCTCCGCGAGCGAAACTGCGTACGCGTGGTGGCTGGGCGCAGCTGATGCCGCTGTGAGCGCACTGTCCAGCGGCTCGGTGTTCTGCCACGTGTGCGGCGGCGATATGGCGGACGACTCGTGTACGTGCGGCCATGTGCGCTGCGCGTGCGGGGGCTGCGAGACGTGCGCCGTTCACTCGCGCCGCTGCTCGTCTGGCGTTAGGGTTCGTGGCGCAGCCTCCGTAGCGATCGCACGGAGCGGTGATAGGCCGCACGACGGCGCTTTTGATCGGTACTCACCTCCCGGTCGGAGCGCCGTCGTCGTTCTGGGGGGCGCGTCGTGAGCGCGATGCTCGACTACGCGGTCGCGTACGACTTCGAGCAGTGGTCGAGCGCGATGACGCTCGATACGGGTGAGCGCTGGGTCGCGGAGGAGTTCCAGCTCGCTGTCGCAGCTGATCTGCTCGCGGGTGTGCAGGTGGTCTGGATGGTCGTGCCGGAGGGGAACACCAAGACGACGTTCGCGGCGGGCGTCGCGCTCCATCACATCGAGCGCAAGCGGCGCGGGTACGTGGCGGTGGCGGCGTCGTCGCGCGACCAGGCGGAGTGGCTCTGGCGTCAGGCGCAGGGGCTGGTGATCGACAGCGATCGTAACCACGAGTTCGTCTGCCTGGAGGGGTACCGGCGGATTAGGTACGACCGGAACGACTCGCGCATCCAGATCTTCGCGGCGGACGACCGCGGCGGGGACGGGGCGATCGCGTCGCTGTACATTCTCGACGAGCTGCACCGCCACAAGGACCTGGCGCTGTACAGGACGTGGCTCGGGAAGCTGAAGAAGCGGAACGCGCAGATGCTCGTGATCAGCACCGCCGGCGAGGTGGGCGGCGAGTTCGAGGAGGAGCGCGACAGGTTCAGGCGCGGCGGGAACGTGACGCGGCGCGGGTGCTGGACGCGCGCGGAGCGCCCGAACGCTGTGCTCCACGACTGGCAGCTGAGCGAGGACGCGGACCCGGAGGACATGGTCGCCGTCAAGGCGGCGAACCCGTTCAGCGGCGTCACCGTCGAGACTCTGAGCGAGAAGCGCGCGCTGCCGGGGATGACGCTGGCTCACTGGATGCGCTACTCCTGCAACCGGCCGCAGCGCGGGGAGATGGCGGCGATCACGGAGAGCGAGTGGTGGCGGGCGCGCGTCGACGAGATGATCCCGGAGGGCGAGCGCGTGCGGGCCGGTCTCGACCTGGGCTGGAAGCGGGACACGACCGCGCTGGTGCCGCTCTGGTCACCGAGTCGCGACGTGCGCCGGTTCGGCCCGGCGGTCGTGCTGGAGCCGCCCGACGACGGAGACCAGCTGGACGCGCACAAGGTGGAGCGGGCCCTCGAGGCTGTGCACGAGCGCAACCCGATCTGGCAGGTGGTGATGGACATGACCAACGGGGCGCAGCTCTCCCAGTGGATCGAGGCGAACCTGGGCGCGGAGGTCGTGGACCGCACGCAGTCCGACTCGTTCGCGGCGCTCGACTACGCGTATTTCATGGAGGGCCTGCGCGAGGGGTGGATCCAGCACCAGGGCGACGTCGACCTGACCGCGCACGCGCTGAACGCGATCGCCCAGGAACTCCCGAGCGGGAAGGTTCGCTTTCAGCGCCCGAAGGAGGGACGCCAGGTGAGAACACAGCTGCGCAGGCGGCGCGTGATCGACGCGCTCACCGCCGCGGCGATGGTGCATACGGCGTGCGCCGCGGAGTGGGGAGACCCGCCCGCGGGTGAGACCCAACCGATGTACGCGTTCGTATGACCGCGCGCCGACAGTACGAGGACATCCCGGGCTCTGGCAGGATCGTGACCACGTCGACGCGCACGCTGAGCGCCAGCGAGCGCTCGCTGGAGCTGCGCGAGCGGAGCGACCCGATCCTGTCCATGGACGAGGTCGCCCAGCTGCTGACGTCGTTCCAGTACGGCGGCCTGCGCTACACGCTCCCCGGCGCGAGGCAGGAGGAGATCGGCGCCAACTACAGCGGGTTCGCGTCGCACGCGTTCGGGGCCTGCGTCCCGGTGTTCGCGTGTATCGCCGTGCGCATGTCGCTGTTCTCCGAGGCGCGCTTCCAGTGGCGGAACCTGCGCTCAGGCCACCCCGGGAAGATCTTCGGGACGAACGAGCTGGAGGTGCTGGAGCGACCGTGGCCGGGCGCGACGACCGGCGATCTGCTCTCGCGCATGGAACTCCACAACTGCATCGGCGGGAACGCGTTCGTGGCCCGCACCGGGTCGCCGCCGCGTCTGGCGCTGCTGCGCCCAGACTGGGTGGACATCATCGTCGGGAGCGACGACCCGACCGCCGACGTCGGATCGTGGGACCCGGAGGCGATCGTCATGGGCTACGTCTACTACCCGGGCGGGCGCTACTCGGGGCGCGAGGCGCGCATCTACACGCCGCTCGAGGTCGCCCACTACGCGCCGCTGCCGGACCCGATGGCGCAGTTCAGAGGCATGAGCTGGCTGCAGCCCGTCGTGCGCGAGATCATGGCTGACAAAGCGACGACTGAGCACAAGCTGCGCTACTTCGAGCAGGGCGCGACCAAGAACCTGCTGGTCAAGTTCAACACGGACGACCTGGAGAAGTTCCGCAGCTGGACGGACGAGTTTCGCGAGCAGCACGAGGGGTCGCGTAACGCGTACAAGACACTGTTCCTGGCCATGGGGATGGACGTCGACACCATCGGCGACAACATGGAGCAGATCGACTTCAAGAAGACGCAGGGTGCTGGCGAGACGAGAATCGCAGCAGCCGCTGAGGTACCGCCGATCATCGTCGGCCTGAGCGAGGGGCTGGAGTCAGCGACGTACTCCAACTACGGCCAGGCTCGCAGGCGCTTCGCGGACGGCACCCTGCGCCACCTCTGGCGGAACGCGTGCGGCTCGCTGGAGCATCTGGTCGCGCCGCCGGGAGGGACGCAGCTCTGGTACGACGAGGCTGACATCCCGTTCCTGGCGGAGGACGCCAAGGACGCCGCGCAGGTGCTCGTGGCCCAGTCGACCGCGATCAAGACGCTGGTCGAGGCCGGGTACACGGTGGATAGCTCTCGCGATGCCGTCGTCTCGGGCGACCTGAGCACGCTTCAGCACTCGGGTCTGATCAGCGTCCAGCTTCAGAAGCCAGGCGAGAAGCCGACACCGGACAACAAGTCGAATGGCGCGGGTCAACCCGCGAACGTGCCCAGCCCGGGAGGGCAGGCGGCGTGAGCGCTGCCGGACGCGTGCGAGCGAAGGAAGGAGATCAGAACAGATGAGCACAACGCAGCAGCGCGTCGATGACCCGGGCGACTTCTACCGGCCGCTGAACGAGATCCCGTCGTCTCTGCCGCGCGAGAACCTGCTGCGCGCGGTCGACGCCAGCGTGGAGTACGTCGAGCGCGCGGATCCCCAGGCGGGCGGGCCGCGTATCTTCGGGCACTTCGCGGTGTTCGACCAGTGGGCGCTGATCGACTCCGCGACCGAGGGCGTGTTCATGGAGCGCTTCGCGGCCGGGTCGCTGGCCAAGTCGCTGCGCGAAGGTCGCGACCGGATCAAGTGCATCATGCGGCACGGGACGAAGACGCCGCTGGGCGAACTCGTGCTCGGTCGGATCGTTCACCTCGAGGAGGACTCGACGTTCGAGGTCGAGCTGTTCCCCGAGCTGGAGCGCGAGGCGCCGCTGCTGATGGCGGGCCTGCGCGCGGGCGAATACTCGATGTCGTTCAAGTTCAGAGTGATCAAGTCGAACGACGTCATGCGCCCAGCACGCTCGGCGTACAACCCGCGCGGGCTGCCGGAGCGCACCGTCACAGAAGCAGCTGTGCGCGAGTTCGGGCCGTGCACGTTCGCCGTCTACGAGGGAACCGCGCTCAGCATGCGCTCGATCACAGACGATGTCGTGCGCGAGCGGCTAACGATCCTCGACGAGCGCCACGAGGTCGGTCGCGCGCAGCAGGAGAACCGTCTGTACGAGCGCTCGCTCGACTACGTCGGGTCGAGCGTCTGGCTGCTGGAGCCCGACTCGCTGCGCACCATCGTCGGGATCCTCGCTGAGCGGCGCGAGGGGCATCGGGCCTCGCCGGAGGAGATCGCGGAGCGCATCGGCGCGCGCGCTGCTTCAGACGAGCCAGCAGATACCGGGCAGAAGGACTCGGTCGCAGTGATCCCGATCACAGGGCCGCTGGTTCCCCACGGGAGCGGCATGAGCGCGACCAGCGTTCCGCTGCGCAGCGCGGAGACGATCCAGCAGGAGGTACGCGCAGCTGCGCTTGACCCAGAGATCGGCGCGATCATGCTCGACATCAACTCGCCCGGCGGAGCGGCGAAGATGATCCCGGAGCTGGCGGCGGAGATCGCCGCCGCGGGTCAGTCGAAGCCGGTGGTCGCGATGGCGAACACGCTCGCGGCGTCGGGCGCGTACTGGCTCGCGACAGCAGCAGACGAGATCGTCGCGTCACCGTCAGCTGAGGTCGGCTCGATCGGCGCGTACTCGGTCCACGAGGACGTCTCCGCGGCGATGGAGATGAAGGGCGAGCGGGTTACCCTCGTCTCGGCCGGTAAGTACAAGGTCGAGAAGAACCCGTTCGAGCCGCTGGACGAGGAGGCGCGCGCAGACATGCAGTCGCGCGTCGACGAGCTGTACAGCGAGTTCGTCAGCGCGGTCGCGAAGGGTCGCGGAGTCAAAGCGTCCGAGGTGCGCGCAGGGTTCGGGCAGGGCCGCACGGTGATGGCCAAGGCGGCGCTGAAGGAAGGCATGATCGACCGCATCGCGACGCGCGATCAGACCCTGACGCGTCTGCGCAAGGTCGCGACGGCGATCGTCGACGGCGACCGCGGCGCAGCTCAGGTCGAGTTCGACGCGCCTGACGAGATGGTCGGCCCCCTGTCGTTCGACTACTCGAAGCTACCGATCAAGGTCGTCCTCGACGCCGAGCGTCTCGGCGAGCAGCTAGCAGCGATCACAAGACGGAACGGCGAGACGTTCGCGACGGGCGGCGTCGTCGCCAGCGCGCGACCGGAGGCCGTCGTTCCGCTGACACATATTTCCGAGCCGGAGCCGTCCGCGGCCACCACTCAGGAACGGGCAGAGCCGGAGCCCTCAGAGGCCACCACTCACGACACGGCCGCGCAGGACGCGGCACACGGACCGGATGGGAAGGAGCAGCAAGTTATGTCCATTGTCGATGGGGAAGTTCACCTCACGATCGAGCAGGTGCGTGATCGCCTCGACTCGATCAAGGTGCGCTTTCAGGAGATCCACACCGAGTTCGGCGCTTCAGTGAAGCCCGACGCGGTCAACGAGGAGATCGACCAGCTCCTCAGCGAGCGCGATCGGTTGGAAGAGGCCCAGCGCGACTGGGAGCGGACGGCATCGATCCTCGAGAGCTACGCGACCCGTGAAGATCGACGCGACGGGAGCGAGCGCACCGGACGCCGCATCGGGAACGGCGGCATCCACTCGAACGTCGACCGGCACCCCGGTGTCCCGGCCGACATCTACAGCCTGGTTGAGTACGGGCGACTGAACAAGGCGGAGGACCTCATCCCCGCGCTCCGCGAGGGCGCGAAGATGGCGGTCGACCGCGCCGTGTTCTCGCACCCCGATGTCGAGAAGGCCGATCAGCAGGCGCGTATCGAGAAGCTGCTCGACACGGTCGACAAGAAGCACGGTGCTCTCGCCGAGCTGATCCTGGCGACGGGATCACCAACGTACGAGCGCGCATTCGGGAAGACCCTGATGGGCGAAGGGCTCTCTCCCGAAGAGGAGCGCGCGATGTCGCTGACCACCACTGCTGGCGGCTTCGCGGTTCCGTACACGCTCGACCCGACGCTCATCCTGACGTCCAACGGTGTCGTCAACCCGCTGCGGGCCATCTCGCGGGTCGAGAACATCACCGTGAACGAGTGGCGCGGGCTGAGCACGGCGGGCATCGCCGCGGCGTACACCGCGGAAGCGACAGAGGCGACGGACGCGAACCCGGTGTTCGCACAGCCGACCGCCAACGTCGAGAAGGCGCAGGCGTTCATCCCGTTCTCCATCGAGATCGGAGAGGACTGGGGCCAGCTCCAGTCGCAGATGGCGCGTCTGTTCGCCGACGCCAAGGACACGCTCGAAGCCGACAAGTTCCTGAACGGCTTCGGCCACGCGTCCAACGTCCCGGAGGGTCTGCACACCGGCGCCACGGTCGTCGTCTCGACGGCGTCCGCGACGACGTTCACTGTCGCAGACCTTTACTCGCTGACGGAGGCTCTGCCGCCGCGGTTCGAGCCGAACGGCCGGATCGTCGGCAACCTCAAGCAGTTCAACCGCGTGCGTGCGTTCGACACGTCCGGTGGCGCTGCGCTCTGGGTTCAGCTGCGTGACTCGCTCCCGAGCGATCTCATCGGCTACCCGTCATACCGCTACAGCAACATGACCTCGACCATCGCGTCGGGCGCGACGATCCTGACCTTCGGAGACTTCTCCGAGTTCCTGATCGTCGAGCGAATCGGGATGAGCATCGAGCTGATCCCGCATCTGTTCGGCAGCTCGAACAGGTTCCCGACCGGGCAGCGCGGGCTGTACGCCCACTGGCGCAACACCTCCAAGGTGCTGACCAACAAGGCGTTCGTCTCGCTGAAGGTCACGTAGTAACCGCACGATCTGGGACGGGGGTGCGGCCCGGCGCTCCCGTCCCAGAACCTAACCGGGTCGAAAGGAAAGGGCAGATGACCAAGATCTACGTACCGAAGGAATCGTTCATCACTCCTATCGTCGATGACGACGGCAACTCGCGTGAGCACAACTTTCGCGAGGGACGTACGACAGTCGAGGAAGGGCATCCGGTGATGCGCGGGCGCGAGCAGCTGTTTCGCGAGATGACGATCGACTACCCTGCGCCGCGCAAGGTCGTGAACAAGTGAAGATCCTTCTCCACTCGAACGCCCCCTGGGCGCACACCGGCTACGGCCAGCAGACCGCGCAGCTCGCGACGCGTCTGCGCGACGCCGGTCACGAGGTCGCGCTCTCGACCTTCTACGGCCTCGAGGGCGCGGAGATGGAGTGGGGCGGGATGCGTGTCTTCCCCACCGACCATACGAAGTTCGGGAAGGCGATGCTCCCGTACTACGTCGGCGAGATCGCCGGTCGTGACACCGATCCGCGCGAGGTGCTCGTGCTGACGCTGATGGACGTCTGGGCGCTCACAGCGCAGTCCCTGTCGCGTCTGCGACTGGCCAGCTGGACGCCCGTCGACCACGAGCCGATGCCGCCGCGTCTGGGCGAATACTTCGCCTCCACTGGCGCGCGCCCGATCGCGATGAGTCGATTCGGGGAGACGCAGCTGAAGGAGGCCGGGTTCGACCCGCTCTACGCGCCGCACGCTGTCGACACGAACGTGATGCGCCCGCTGGGCGGACGCGACGAGCTACGGCGCGCGCTGAAGGTGCCGGAAGACGCGTTCGTGGTCGGGATGGTCGCCAACAACAAGGGCACCGGCCCGCCGCGCAAGGCGTTCCCGCAGGTCATGCAGGCGTTCTCGATCTTTCACCGCGACCATCCCGACTCTGTGCTCTATCTCCACTCAGAGGTGTTCGGGCTCGACGCCGGTGTCAACCTGCTGGCGCTCGCGCGCATCTGCGGGATCCCTGATACGGCGCTGGCCACGACCGATCAGCTGCGTATGCATCTCGGCATTCCCGGCGAGGCGATGGCAGCTGTGTACAACGTCTTCGATGTGCTCGCGAACCCGAGCTACGGGGAGGGATTCGGAATCCCGATCATCGAGGCGCAGGCGTGTGGCGTCCCGGTGATCGTCAACGACTGCACGTCGATGCCCGAGCTGCTCGGCGCAGGATGGCTCGTCGACGGCGACGACTTCTACGACCCGCCTCACGGCGCCTGGTACAAGTGCCCGTCTGTCGCGGAGATCTACCAGGCTATTGAGCAGGCGTACGAGACGCGCGGCGACCAGCAGCTGCGCGAGCAGGCGCGCGAGTTCGCGCTCGCGTACGACGCGGATTGCGTCTTCGCCGAGTACTGGACACCGGTGCTTGACCAGCTGGAGCTGCCGCGCGAGATCGGGCCGCTCGTGATCGCAGAGCAGAACGGGCTGAATCGCGAACAGCGGCGCGCAGCCGCGAAGCAGCGGCAGAAGCAGAAGGTGTGACGACCGCCGCGCTGGTCATCGCGCTCGTCTCGCTGATCGTCGCGCTGGCGCAGCTGGTTGTGACGTTCCTGCTCGTGCTCCCGCGGATCGAGCGGCTTCACCCGAAGAACCCGTGATGGACATCGCCGTACTGACACTGACCCGCGACCGGCTCGACTACACCCGCCACTGCTTCGCGTCGCTAATGGAGCACGCCGGGTGCGACTTCGACTGGTACGTGCTCGACAACGGGTCGAAGGACGGGACGGTTCAGTGGCTGCGCGAGCGTCTTCCGTACGCGTGCGTGGTCGCGCTTCAGGAGAACGTCGGCATCTGTCGCGGCCTGAACTTCATGCTGGACAACTACTGCGACGCAGCTCAGTACGACGTCGTCGTGCGCTTCGACAATGACTGCGAGGTCGTCGACCGCGGGACGCTCCAGAGAGTGGCGACGCTGGCGTATCAGTCTCAGGCGATCGTCTCTCCGCGTGTGCGCGGGCTGCGCAACCCGCCGCCGACGATCGAGGAGCGCGAACTCGATGGAGAGGTGTTCGACGAGACGACGATCTTGGGCGGGATCTTTATGGCGATCCCGGCGCGTCTGCTCTCAGCTGACGGCTATCGCTTCGACGAGCAGCAGCCGCTCTGGGCCGGCGACGAGCTGATTACGACCTGGCATCGCGCGCGCGGCGGGCGCTGCGGCTACATGCGCGACGTCGAGGTCAACCACTATGAGACGACAGACGGGCAGCACCGCCAGTACCCGTGGTACTTCGAGCGGCGTGTCCTCGAAGGCGGCCCGGTGTGATCATCGATTTCGACGACTTCTGGCAGAACAACCACCGGCTCGATCTGCTCGAACGTCTTCACGGCGCGAACTCGTCTTTTCGTTGCACGCTGTTCGCGATCCCGGGTCTGGGCGGGCCGGACGGCTCGTTCTGGAGCAGCGTCCCAGACTGGTGTGAGCTAGCGGTGCACGGGTGGTTCCACGGTGAGCCCGCGACTGAATGTCTGAGCTGGGACTACTGGCGGATGCGCGACGTCATCGAGTGGCGACCCGAACGGTTCGTGCGCGGCTTCAAAGCACCCGGCTGGCAGATCTCAGACGAGTGCTACACAGCGCTGCTCGACTGCGGATGGTGGGTCGCAGATCAGCCGTACAACGACGCGCGTCGTCCTCGCGGGTTACGCGTTCATCGTCTCGGCGACGGCGAGCACTGGCACGGGCATATCCAGAACGTCTGCGGGAACGGGATCGAGGAGCGCTTCGACGAACTGCTCGCGCTGGTCGAATCGACAGACCAGTTCTCGTTCGTCTCCGAGACTGTGCACGAGTGGCGTCCGGCTCTCGCAGGAGTGTCGTGAAGATCAGCGCTGACGCGAGCGCGGCGTTGCTGACGTCTCTCCTTCACGCGCGCTCAGCCTTCATCTACGCGCGCATCGGCGACGGCGACATCTACTGCGCATTCTCGCTCCCGCCGTACGGCGACGGAAGCGGCGAGAACACGAACGGCGAGCGCGCGCAGCCGTGGCTGGGCGAGCGTGTGCGCGGCTCGATTCGCACGATCGCGCGTCTACCGATGCCCGTCTACTTCGGCGACTACCTCTCGCGCGCACCGGGTGGCGAAGGGCTCGACGAGCGCTGGTCGGAGATGCTCGACTGGCTACACAAGCGGCCGATGATCCACGTCGAGGCACTGTTGATCCATCGTCGCTCGCTCCAGCTGGCGCAGTTCTATCGCGATCTCGCCAAGGACGATCGCCCGAAGGTCTACGTCTCAGCTGAACGCATGACGTCCGCGGCGCTCGCGCTCGGTGCTGACCATCTCGTGATCCCAGAGTCGAACGCGTACGAGCAGACGCGCAGCATCGCCGAGCGCATTCGCAACAGCTCGTGGGAGATCGTGCTCTACTCGGCCGGGTACGCGACGAAGCCGATCATGGCTGCCGCCTGGTCGCCGGAGCGCACTCAGATCGACCTCGGGTCCGCGCTCGATCCCGTCTACGTCGGCGCGACGCGTACCGGCCAGCTGTCGAAGCACGACGCGGGCGAGTTCTTCTCAGAGGCGATCGCGGCGTGAAGCTCGACATCGTTCTCCTCCAGTGCGGACTACCGATGCTGACGCAGCGGTGTCTCGCGAGTATCGTGAGTCATGCGCCCTGGGCCAGGGTCATCTTGGTCGACAACGGCAGCCCTCGCGACGATCTCGTGTCGACCATGCGCTGCGTCTCGCATGCGTTTCCAGTTGTCGCGAACGATGAGAACCTCGGCTTTGCACGTGCTGTCAACCAGGGGATCAGGTTGAGCGACGCCGACTACGTCTGTATCCAGAACAACGACACGATCATGTACGAGGGCGGCTATGAGCGCATGATCGCTCACCTAGAGGAGCACGCACCGCGACTCGGTCTGATCGGGCCGATGACGAACAACGCAGACAGCGTCCAGCGCGGCGACGGAAACGGGCGCGGCGTCCAGATCGTCAACGGCCTGGTCGCGTTCTTCTGCACCGTGATCCCGCGTCGCGTGATCGACGACGTCGGCCTGCTCAGCGAGGAGTACGGGATGGGCTACGGCGAGGACAACGACTACTGCATCCGGCTACGCGACGCGGGCTACCGTCTCGGGATCGCGCGCGACGTCTTCGTCCATCACGACCACCACGCCACGTATCGCGCGCTGATCGGGGACGACGGGATCGACCGGCTCGGCGTCGAGAACTCAGAGCGCCTGATGGCCAAGCACGGGAGACTGGAGTGAGCGGCATCGACGAGTCGCGCTTTACGAACGCGACGAAGACGTGCCCGCACCCAGAGCGCTGGACGTCACACGACGGCGACTCGTCAGAGGTCGAGGTGTCCGATCTCGCATGGGGGCTTGTGCGCGCCGTCCAGCCGCAGTTCGCGATCGAGACAGGGACAGCGTACGGGCAGACGACCAGACGCATCGGCGAAGCGCTCGCGTCGAACTCTCCCATCGGCGTGCTGATGGCGTTCGAGAACGATGCGGAGCGTGCAGCGACGACGCGCGACAACTGCTTCGGTCTCCCCGTCATGGTGATGGAGAAGGACTCGACGAGCTACCTCCCGCCTGAGGAGATCGTCATTGACTTCAGCTGGTTCGACACATGGTCGGAGCTACGCATCCCCGAGTTCTGGCACTTCCGTCCGCGCATGCGCCAGGGGTCGATCGTCTGTTTTCACGACACAGCACCCGGTCACGGCGCGAACAGGATGCCGAGCGGTCGCGACACGCGCACAGAGATCGAGGTCGAGCTGCGCAGCGCCATTCGCTTCGTCCATCTTCCGACGCCGCGCGGGGTGACGATCGGAGAGGTGCTGTGAGCGAAGCGGCTGCTCTAGCTGCTGAGGCTGTGCGCGGCGGCGCGTCGCAGAAGGCGAGCGAGCTAGCCCCGCTGATCGAGACGCTGCTCGAACTTGACCCGAAGGTCATCCTGGAGATCGGGTCGAGCGACGGCGGCACCCTACGGTGCTGGCGCCTCGTCGCGCCGCGCGCGTTCATTCTCAGCGTCTCGCTCCCAGACGGGCCGTACGGCGGCGGCCATCCGCGCGACGTTGACGCGCACGTCATCGCCGGAGACTCGCACGACATGTCCTCGTACGAACTCGTTATCGGCGCGCTCGACGGGCGTATGGTCGACTTCTTGTTCCTCGACGGCGATCACACGTTCAGCGGCATCCGGAGCGACTACCACTGCTACGGCCCGCTGGTTCGACGCGGTGGGATCATCGCGCTCCACGACATTCTCCCTCACGTCGGAGACACTGTTCAGGTCGATCGCTTCTGGGAGCGCCTCAAGTCGATGCCTGCCACGTACAGTCGAGTCGACGAGCACGTCAGCCCAGACGAGCTACGCGCTGAGTACGGCCAGTGGGGCGGGATCGGGGTGGTGCACAAGTGAGCGACGACGTGCGCGTTAGCGTGATCATCCCGACGATCGGACGCGAGACGCTACAGCGCGCGCTCGACTCGGTAGCAGACGCAGACGAGATCATCCTCGTGCACGACACTGACAACAAGGTGCGAGTCGCGACCTACTCAGCTGGAGAGAACTGCGTAGACGTCGTGCTCTCGGCGATGCAGGGTGGCGATCACGGCTACCCAGCCCGTATGATCGGGATGCGCTACGCCTCCGGTACGCATCTCGCGTTCCTCGACGACGACGACGTCTACCTCCCCGGTGCGATCGACGCGATGCGCGAGCGCGCGTGCGACGTACCTGTCATCTTCCGAATGCGGCACCCAGAGCACGGCGTCCTCTGGCGTACTCCTGTCCTCCAGTTCGCCAACGTCGGTACGCCGATGTTCCTGGTGCCGAATGTCCCCGCTCGACTAGGTGCGTGGGCCGCACACGCACCCGCTCTCCCAGAGCCGGGCGGGGACTACACGTTCATCAGCGGCTGCGTCGAGCGGATGGGTCAGCCAGAGTGGGACGAGCGCGTCGTCGCAGAAGTCAGGCCGCACGAGCTAGCGACAGTCTCAGTCGTGACACCGTGGCGCGACCATCCCGAGCTGAGCGAGGACTACTGGGAGGCGATCCGAGCCGGTCGACCTGACGAAGTCATCATCGTCGACAATGCCAGCGACCCGCCCGTCTCGATGCCGACCTGGGTGACATCGTATGAGGATCGCGTTCAGATCCTTCGCTGCGGCGAGAACGAGGGATTTGCGCGCGCGTCGAACCTCGGGCTGCACGCCGCGAGGAGCGACGCTGTGCTGTTCCTGAACAACGACATCGTCTGCGGGCGCGACGACTGGCTATACAACCTCAAGAGCCAGCTCGAACCAGGCGTGATCGTTAGCGCGCGCATTCGCTGGGACAAGCACGGCGACGTCGACGGTCGCCCGTACCCGTACGCCGAGGGATGGTGCCTGCTCGCGATGCGCGACGAGCTGCTTGCGCTCGGCGGCTTCGACGATCGCCTGCAGGAGCCCGCGTACTACTCAGACAACATTCTCAGCTTTCGTGCGCGCATGGCAGGGATGACGCTGCGCGAGGTGAAGATCGGTCTGCGTCATCTCGTCGGCGCGACAGCGGGCGGGCCAGAGAGTCCCGAGAAGCGCGCCGCGATTGACCACAACTTCGAGATCTACCGGGCCACGGTGCGAGAGGTCATGGTGCCTGCGTGATCCGCGAGGAGCTGTTGGAAGCAGTGGAGAAGGAGCACCGCGCAGAGGTCGGTAAGCTCAAGCTCCAGCTCGTCGTTTATCGACGCGCGCTCGTCGACGCTGGTGTCGATCCTCCTGACATGGACGGCGACGATCTTCTCCAGCTCTGGCAGTCGTACGCAGACGTCGCGCGAGCGACGGGAGACTTCGTTGTGAAACTCGGACCAGCAAAGGAGATGCTCGACAGGTGGACGTAGAACAGCTCAACCCTCCGACCGAGGCTGTAGTCGAGACAACGCCGATCGCACCGCGTGCGACGCCCGAGCAGCGCGATCAGTACCCGCCGGGCATGGTGTTCGTGCCCTGCCACGATCTCGCGCGCTACCACGGATTCACGAACGACCTCGTGCTGCTCGACGTACCCGACGGCACAGAGATCAACTTCACGCGCAGCAGCTCGATCGTCCAGAACTTCAACCTCGGCGTCGAGACGATGCTACAGAGCCAGGCGCAGTGGATGTGGGTGATCGGCGACGACCACATGTTCGGGCGCGACGTCGTACTACGTCTGCTGAAGCACGACGTCGACATCGTCGCTCCGCTCTGCGTCAGGCGCGGACCGCCGTTCACGCTCGTCGCGTTCGACGAGGCGGGGAGCAAGGTCGACGCAGACGGAAACCCGCTGTACCACATGCTCGATATGGACGACCTCCCCGATCACGGGCTCATGCCCATTCCCGCGACCGGCTCGGCCGGGATGCTGATTAAGCGCAGCGTCTTCGAGGCGCTGGAGCCGCCGTGGTTCCGCAACGGCGACCTCGTCACCGTCAACGAGGACGTCATCTTCTGCGAGCGCGTGCGCGAGGAGCTAGGCCTAACGGTTTGGCTCGACGTCGACACGTACATCGGGCACCTGGGCACGTTCTGCGCGATGCCGATGCACCAGGACGGTCGCTGGGGGCTGATGTTCGACTTCCTCGGCCGCGGAGAGAATCGCATCTTCTTGCCCGGCGGAGTTAAGCCAGGCGACCCTAGGCGCGGCGTAACGACCGCGAGTGGTAAGTGGTAGACCCGACGATCAGCGGCCACCCTGCGCTGGAGCTGCCGAACGGCAGGGACCAGCCGGTGGTGATCACCGTATGCGCAGAGTGCGGCGCCATGCGCACGGTTCTGTTCCTGTCGAAAGACAGGTGGTTCTGTTTCAAGTGCCGGGCCGAGGGGGCAGCGCCCCCGAACATGTTCCCGCTCGCCTAACTAGAAGGAGGCTCACCCATGGCTGAGATCTGGCCCGACGAGGGTCTTACAGCCGCGCTCAACTACTTCCCGACGAACAACTCGGCGCTTCCGGCCAACACCTGGCTCGCCCTGTTTACCGCGTTCACCGCGAGCACGGTCGGGAACACCGACAGCACGATCGCGTCGTACACGGAGCCCTCTGGCGGCGCGTACGCACGCCAGACGATCAGCTCAGTTTCGTGGGCTGACGCATCGGCGACGTCTCCTGTCGGCGACGGCAAGAAGTCGGTCTGCTCCCAGATCACGTTCGCGACCGCGACGGCGAGCTGGGGCACGATCAACGGCTTCACGCTTGCAGGCGCACTCACCACGGGGTTCGCGTACTTCGCAGCGAACTTCGACGACACGACCGCGGTGCCGATCACGAGCAACGACGTGATCAAGATCACACCGGCGATCCAGTACAACCACTAGGTCTCGACCGTGTCCGACGACTACACTCGTCAGGGCGAGACCTTTCGAGCCGTCGACCGCGGCAGCAAGCTTTTCCCGACTGTTGCTGTGGTCGACGGCGCGGAGTTGGTGCCGACGCTTACCGGCGCTACCGTCGTCTACACGGTCGACGACAGCCCAGCGGTCGCGCTCGACCCGCCAGACGCCGGAGCGCACGTCTGCTGGGTTCGCGTCTGGCATGCCACGCAGGACTCCACGAAGCGGCTCTACTACCGGCGCGACGGGACTGCGCCGACAGCGGACGGTGCGAACGCCGAGGGGTTCCTGCTCCACGCCGAGGGTCGCATGGTCAGGCTCGCGACCCTGACGAACTTCAAGATGATCAGCGAGACGGGTGCCGCCCATACCGTCTTCGCGGAGTTCTCTAACACGTGAGGGGGAACGATGGTCCGTAGCCGCTACGCGATAGGACTCGCGCTGATGCTCCTACTCGGAGCCGGGGTCGCTGCAGCGGTCGTTACCGGCAGCTCTGCAGACTCTGTCTCAGCCTGCGCTACAGCGACAGCGCACGGTACGACGGTGAGTGGCCATACGCTCGCTGTCGACGGTGCGCCGGTCACGACGATCGCTGGCGTGATCATTCCTGACGCTGTCGCGACGAGCTGCGCAACGACAGATAACTCGACGACGACAGTGACCGTTACAGCGACCACTACTCTGCCGACGACGACCACCACGCCGACGACGACCACGACTCCTACTACCTCGACCGTCGCCGACACGCAGCCGCCGGCTGTGCCGCAGGGCCAGACCGCCGTGCCGACTCAGACGACGATCCTGATGGCATGGCGCGCGTCGACAGACAACGTCGGCGTAGCGGGCTACGAGATCTATCTGAACGACGTCGTGATCGCCACGACGCAGGCGCTTCAGTACACGTATACGGGCCTGCTCTGCGGAGTGTCGTACAAGCTCGGGCTTACGGCGTACGACGCTGCAGGGAACCGCTCGGACGTGCGTTACGCGCAGGGCCCGATCACGACGCTGGCGTGCTCGCCGACGACGACAGCGCCTACATCGACAGCGACTACGACGACGCAGACGGGCACAGCAGTCGCGAACGTCTGGGTGTCGCCATGAGCGTTATCGCGTACCCGTATCCGGGCAGGCTCCGCGGCTGGCTGGCGCGGCTCGCGCGAGCGGGCGCAGTCGTCGGCGTAGGCTCAGCGATCGCCGCCGGAGCGTACGTCGGTAGCGCCTACCTGACCAACAGCTTCCCGTTCGGGCCGCCTCCCGTAGCAGGAGCAGCGAACGTCTGGGTGAACACGAGCGCCGGGAGCTGTACTCGCTCGTCGACGCAGGTGGCGTACTCGTCTACGACAGCGTGCGGCTCGTACGACGCGGCCTGGGACGTTGCGCTAGCGGGCGACCTCATCCGCGTCAAGAACGGCAGCTACGGAGCGCAGAACGTTACCGGCAACAAGACCTCGGAGACGAAGATCGTCGGCGAGTCGAAGTCTGGAGTAACGATCAGCGGCGCTACTGCCGCCTGCTTCCCGCCCAGTAACCCAAGCAACGACTCGATGATGTGCGCGATGGCGAACCACATGACGATCGAGAACATGACGATCAACGCTGGCACCAACACGAACGGCGGCGGCGCGGCGCTCGGCTCTCAGATTTGCGCCGAGAACGTCACCTACAACAACGTCGACATTCTCGGCTACTTCCCCGACATCTCGATCGGGCTCGACTACCCCGGCTACTGCCCAGGTAGGGGCGCGTTCTTCCACTGGAACGGCGGCGTAGACGGCAGCCCGGGGATGCCAGCTCGGCTGTGCAGCGCCTCGTCGGGCTGGGATGCTGGCGAGCCGATCTGGAGCCACGGGATCACCAACATGACTATCGAGGGGGTCACGTTCAATACGCAGACCGTTTCGTACGCGGGCGTCTGCGCCGACCCGAACAACTCGCACCTAGAGTTCATCCGCATCGACCAAGGCTCAGACGACTTCACTCTGCGCAACAGCGTCTTCAAGCCCGGGTCTGACGCAGGCTCGGGGTACATCTTCGGCAACGGCGTCGGCGGCACGAACCGCGGCGTCATCGTCGGCAACTACTTCGCCGATAACAACGGCGGCACCTGGATTCAGGCCGGGGGAGCGGAGTGCGACTGGACGATCGCGTACAACACGTTCTCCGGCGACGACGGGCCGAGTATGAACTGCACCGCGTTTCCGTGGGTCGGCAACGTCGGGCCAGCCAGCTCCTACCCAGGCTGCGCGGGCACGCACACGAAGAACGTCTGGGGCGGCACAGGCTCATGCGGTACGGACACGTTCACGACCGGCAGCCTCGGAGTCGATGCGACGGGGCACCTGACGGCGGGCTCGATCGCCATCGACGCGGGTGAGACGCCTGGCGCCTCGGACCTCTGTACAGATCCCGCCTACCTGAACTCCAGAGACATCGACGGCGACGTGCGTCCGAACGGCTCGGTGTGCGACGCCGGAGCGGACGAGCGCTAATGGCGTACCGGCTAACAGGCACAGACCCGTTCGTCCGCTTCTCGATCGGTGCGTTCAACGGGTACTCGATGGAGAGCGACGTCATGTCAGCCGCCGCGCTGCTGAAGCGCCGGTCGGCGACGGCGTGGCACGGCATCCACGTCGTCGATGACGGGACTACCTCCCCGTACACGTACATCGACGAGTTCAACCCGTCGGATCAGTTAGTGGGCGGCCCGGACGGCGTCACGACCTCGGTGCAGACCTTCAACGACACCACGAACTGGATGATTGTCGGGTTCACGAAGGCTGCTGGTACGGGCGCGGGCATCGCCTGGACGTGGAGGTGGAAGATCGGCGCCGGGGCCTGGTCGTCCGAGGCTGACACCTACTCTGGCAGAACGTCGAGCGCCGGGTCAGGGTACAGACACATCATCGGCAACGAGCCCGCGCTCGGCGACGATGCTGACTTCGACATCGTCTGCGCTGGCCTGATCAAATCGCAGCTGTCGCAGGCGAGTTTTGAGAGCCTCGACATGTCGTCGTTCAGCACCTGGACATCTGTGTTTACGGGCGCGGGCGCGTGGCTGATCGGCTTCCAGGCGATCGGCAGCCTGAGCGATAACACCGGCAACGGCGGCAACGAACTCTCTCGCTCAGCGGGGATCACGGTCGTCTCAGATCCGCCGGGCTGGTCGTGGGGAGCAGACCCTCTAGCAAAATCTGGACTAGGGATCATCGGGCCGTAGATGCCCAACGCTGTCGCCCACGACGTCTCGACTGCGTCGCACACCGCCGGTAACTCCAGCATCAGCCAGGCGTCGTTTACCTGGAACCACACCGGTGGCGGGAGCGCGCGTGCAGTTCTGATCTTCGTGATCGAGGCGCCGTCTGCGACGAGCGTGGTCACGAGCGTCACCTACGGCGGTACTGCCGTGCCCGCGATTAGCGGTGCCTCTGCCGCCGATACGGCCACAGAGCCGGGACGTGTTACCGCGTACCTGCTCGACAACCTCGGCGGGCTCGGCAAGACGGGGACGCAGGCTGTCGTCGTCAACCGCTCCAACACGACGCAGCGCGTCTGGGCCGTGGCGATCACAGTCACGTGCCCAGACCCGGTGATCCCCGTCGCGATAACTCTGCGCCAGGAGAACGCGCAGGCTGACGCGAACGCGCGCGCAGTAGACGACGGGACGCGCGGCGCGAACTCCCTACGGGCGATGGCCTGCTACTCGGGCGCAAGCGCTGCTCCGGGTGCTGATACAGGCTCGACGTCGATCCTCGCGAACGCGTTCGGGGCGGCGTACTCCGGCACAGCTGTGCGCGAGACGACGCCCGGGCAGGGGTCGCGTAACGTCGGAGTCACCGGCGCGAGCGACGACTAGGCTGCCGTCTACCTCGCGCTCGTCTCCGCGTATCGGGATGAGGCGGGCCTCGGCATCAAGCGGCACCTCGGTAGCGGCGTCGATGTGCCTCCGCCGAAGGTCGCGCAGAAGGCCGGTAGCGGCGTCATGGCGTTCTCCGCTGGAGGGAGCGGCGGCGTCCCGAAGGTCGCGGTCAAGACCGGCTTCGGTCGCATGGGCGCGCCGATCACCGGCGGCCCTGTTACGAAAACCGGCGCTGGCGTACAGGAGCACGCAGGCTCGGGCGCTGACGCGGCGCTCTGGGTCGACTCCGGCGCTGGCGTACAGGTACGCGCAGGTAGCGCAGCGGACGCAGCCACCTTCGTGGAGAGCGGCTCAGCGACGAGCCCGCGCTCGGGCGTCGCTGCCGACGAGATCCTGTGGGTCGACAGCGGCGCTGGCGTATCTCCTCGCGTCGCTTCTGGTGCGAGCCAGAGGATCCTCGGCGGGAAGAGCGGCGCTGGTGTCAGCGAGCGCGTAGCAGCGGGCGTCGACGCAGAGCTGTTCGTTGAAGCGGGCGCGGGCTCCTCTGATCGCGTAGCGAGCGGCGTCGATGCGGCGACATTTGTCGAGAGCGGGAGCGGTGTCTCTGCGCGATCGGGTGGCGGCGTCGCTTCTCGCGCAGGGGCGATCAGCAAGTCGGGCGCTGGCGTCACAGCGCTGTCGGGCTCCGCGGCCGACGCAGCGACGTTCGTCGAGAGCGGCGCTGGCGTTTTGGTCAGGATCAGTTCTGGCGCAGACGAGTCAGACTTCATCGAGAGCGGCTCCGCTATCAGTCCGCGTAGCGCTTCTGGGGCGCGCGTCAGCGGCGGTGGCGCGGTCTACACCAAGACCGGCTTCGGCCGGATGGGTGCTCGACTCCCGATCTCGACGACCGGCGCTGGCGTCCTCGTACGCGCGGCATCGGGTACGTCGCAGAAGATCAGCGGCGGTCTCTCCGGATCTGGAACCGGTGTCTCAGTACGCACCGGCTCGTCTGCTCGCGCAGTCATCTTCTCCCGTTCTAGCTGGCCGGGGAGCGATACACCTGAGCCCCCGTTCCTCGAAGGCGACCACCCGCCGAACATCGTCTTCGCCGCGTCCGGCGTGTCGCAGAAGGTCGGTGCCGCGAACCAGAAGGCTGGAGCGGGCGTCAGCGATCGGATCGGCTCGGGCGCAGACGCGGTCGTCTATGCCAAGAGCGGCGCGGGCGTTAGCGCACGTGTAGCTAGTGGTCAAGATGCAGCCGCCTGGGCAAAGACAGGCTCGGGTGTTCTGTCAGAGACAGGCGGCGCTACAGCCACCAAGGCCGGGCAGAACGCGAAGGCGGGAACAGGAACTAGCCCGCGAGTTGCCGCTGGCGTAGACGCAGAGACGTTCGTCGAGTCGGGGCAGGGGCAGCTACTCAGAATCGGATCGGCCGCAGACGCGGTTACGTTCAGCGAGAGCGGGTCAGGTGTTAGCCCGCGCGTCGCGAGCGGAACGTCGACGAAGGGCGCGACGATCGTCAAGAGCGGCTCAGCGACGGCAATCTTCACTGGCGGCGCGACGCGACTACGCGAGCGCTACCGGGCAAACACAGCGCTCAGCACATTCACCGGAGGCGCATCGGACGCGGCGACGTTCTTCCGGACCGGGCGCGGCGAGATCGACCGCAAGGCGAGCGGTGCTGACGCGACGCTCTATCAGAAGCGCGGCACCGCGCTCGCGACATTCGCTGGCGCGGGCGTCTCTCAGCCGGTCACGTTCCTCGCTGGGAGACCTCCACACACGCCCCGTACTCGCATGATCATCCGCGCGAACGGGTCGACGCGCGTCCGTAGCACCGGGCGCACATTCGTCACTCTCGGTAGCAGCGGCGGCAGCTCCCCGTACGACGAGGGGAGCGGCTAGATGCCTGGGCAGGTGATCCGCAGTTTCACCGTGATCGTCGGCGGCGTCGATATCTCCGATCACGTGAACGCGCTCGCTGTCGAGGCAAGCAGAGACACGTTCGACATGACGCCGCAGGGATCGCCCGGAAGATTCCAAGACGTCGGCGTGCCAGACGGAGTGATCGCCGTAGCGTTCTTGCAAGACTGGTATCTCGACTCGCTGCTCTACCCGGTGCTGTCGAGCCCGACCGCTCCGACAGTGAGCGCGTCGCTACCAGGCAGCTCGACCTGGACGATCGAGGGAGCGACCGTCGTCGGCTACAGACCGCTCGACGGGGATATCGGCGCGGCGGGTCGGACGCAGGTCAACTTTCTCGGCGCGCTCACGCTCGGCGGCGGCGAGCACGCAGAAACCGGCGCTGGCGTCTCTCCGCATATCGCCTCCGGATCGCGCGTCGGCGGGTCGATCGCGTTCATCAAGACCGGCGCTGGCGTTGTAGTGCGAGCAGCGGGCGGCGTGCGCGCAGCGGTCTATGTCGAGAACGGCGCGGGCGTGCTCGTCCGCTCGGCGTCTGGCGCTCGCGCTGGTACCGCGATTCTCAAAGCAGGGACTGGACTACAGGTGCGCGCAGCGTCAGGAGCAGACGCGGGGATCTTCGCTGAGACGGGGATCGGCGCGATGGGAGCTACGCATTGAGAGAGGAGGCAACGTCACACCATGCCAGACCCTGACTTCACGATCGGACAGGGCGACAGCGCGGCGGTCTTGACAGGCATCGTGCTCGACCAGCAAGAGCAGCCGGTCAACATCAACGGTGCTGCGCTGCTGCTGCGCGTCGCGCCGATCGGCGGCGGCTCGCTAATCGTCTCCGGCACGGCGCATGTCGACCAGGTTGGCGACGGCTCAGACGGCACGCGCGGAGACTGGTCGTACGAGTGGAAGACCGGCGAGACCGATGTCCCCGGGTTCTACCTAGGGCAGCTCGAAGTGACGTTCCAGGGCGGGCTGACGCAGACGTTCCCAGAGCCCGGGTTCATGCTGATCAAGATCGAGGACCAACTCCCGCTCGCGCCCGCGTACATCACGCGCGAGGAGCTGAAGCTGTCGCGCGAGATGACCGGGTACGCGTTCGAGGATCACGAGATCGACATCGCGATCGGCGCGGCGTCGCGCGTGATCGACGACGCGACAGGTCGGCGCTACTTCGCTGACGCTGTCGCGACGAACGAGCGTCTGTACTCGGCGCGCTCGTGGCGTCGCGTCGAGATCGACGACCTGATCGAGCTGACATCGTTGGAAGTCGACCGCGACGGCGACGGCGACTACGAGGAGGTCTGGAGCGCAGACCGCTACCTACTCAACCCAGCTAACGCACCGGCTGACGGAAAGCCGTGGGACGAGATCGCCGTGCGCACTGAGAGCGGCTGGACGTTCCCGCTCGGAGCGAATCGCATCCGCGTCACAGGGAAGTTCGGCTGGAAGGCCGTGCCGCCCGAGCTGAAGATGGCCGCGAGCATTCTCGCGCAGCGATACGTGCTTCGCCTACGGCAGGCACCGTTCGGGATCGTCTCAGCCGGGATGGAGTCTGGTGCGCTGATGCGGATCGCGCGCAACGATCCCGACGTCGCGCCGGTGCTCGACACGTTCACTCGCAAGACCCCGTTCATCTAAATGGCAGACATGGAAGCAATCGCGAAGGCGCTCGCCGCGAATCTCTCGACGGCGACCGGCGTTCAGGTCACGCCGTACGTGCTGACTAACCCAGGCTCGCCGACGTCGCACGTGTTCCCGAGTGCGATCGAGTACGACCTGGCCGGGTCGCGCGGTCTCGACCGCTGGATCTTCACCTGCCAGGTGATGATCGGTCTTGCGAGCGACATCGGCGCGCAGCTGACGCTGTACAAATATCTGTCAGAAGAACGCTCAGTGAAGACAGCGGTCGAATCTGATCCGCAGCTGGGCGGGAGAGTTGCTGATCTGCGCGTCACACGCTGCGGCGGCGTTCAGTTCCTGACAGTCGAAGGTCGCGGTCCGTACGTTGCCGCGGAATGGTCCATCGAGGTCTACGTACCGGGCGCGTAGTCAGAAGGGAAGGAGCACATGCCCTACAACCCGTTCGTGATCCGCAACCCGGCGATCAAGATCAACAGCGTTGATCTCAGCAGCTGGGTCGGAGAGGTCGCAGTCGACATGACTGCCGACGACGTCGACGTGACGGCGTCAGGTGCCGGAGGCAAGCAGCGTCTCCTCGGTATCCGCGACGACTCGTTCAAGCTCACTGTCTTCTCCGACTTCGGAGCAGGCGCGATCGACCAGACACTCTGGCCGCTGTTCAACGGTGGCTCGCTGTTCCTGGTCGAGGTGTGGGCATCGGGCACCGTCTCGTCGACGCTCAACCCGAAGTACAGCGGAACCTGCATCCTGACCAATTACTCGCCGATCTCGGGCGCGATCGGCGACGCCGCAAAGACCGACATCACTCTGCCGGTTCAGGGCGTTATCGCACGCGCCACTACATGAGCATCAAGATCGACGGGATCCCGGGTCTGGACGGCGAGTACCCGCTGGATCTGTCGACGCTCAAGAACAAGGACTTCCGTCGCGTCAAGCAGATGACGGGAGTCCGCGCGATGGAGATGGAAGAGGCGCTAGAGCACGGCGACAACGATGTGCTCGTCGCGTTCGCTGCCATCGCACTGGAGCGCTCGGGTACGCGCTTCCTCGAAGAACAGCTCTGGGAGGGTCCGATCGGTTCATGCACGTTCGTCGAAGACGTACAGCCGGAGGTGCGCGAACCCGAGGACCCTACCCCGAGCGAACAGCCGCCCTTGAACGAGCCAGACGAAGGCACTTCTGGCGGAACTGGCGAGCAACCTGGGGGCGATACCCCTCAGACGTAGACGCCGAGTGGTTCTGGTACGCGATGGTCGGGCACGTTTGCGGACTAGGACCACTCGATCTACGCGAGCTAACACCGGCGCAGATGATGAGCTGTGCAGAGCTAATCGAGGAGGCCACGCGTAGGAGATGAACTTCAGAGTGTTCACACGCGGCTTCGGTTCCACAGCTCGCGCGTTCGCGAAGGTCGAGATCACTGTCGACCCGCTGCTGTCGCGCGAGCTACGTATCGCCGCCGAACCTGTGAAGGAGGCGGTGAAGCAGAAGGCGATGCAGTGGGGCCAGGCTGGCGCGACACAGTCGCAGACCGCTCGTGGCGTACGTGTCTCGCGACACGGGTTGGAGGTACGTGTCGAGCAGGCCGGGCCGAAGTCGAGCAACGTACCGCTGCGCCGACCGAACTACGGCGGCGTCCAGATGCGCCACTTCTTCATGCCTGCGCTGGAGGAGCATCAGGACGAAGTCGTGCAGGGAGTCGAGCTGATCATCGACGGTCTGATCGCCGAGTCGATGGCGCTCGGGCTAACGAAAGACTGACATGGCCGTAAAGACCATCTTCGTCAACATTCTCGCGAACGCCAACCAGTTTAAACGTGAGCTGCGCGGCGCCGTCATCGCGACGAACGAGGCGAACATCGGTCTCAAGCGGTACGGCAAGGCAGCTGGTGTCGCCGGGGTCGCGCTCGGCGCCGGTCTGGTCGTCGGTCTGGAGAAGTCCGCGAAGGCCGCGATGGTTGCGCAGGAGCAGACCGCTCGACTCGACCAGGCGTTTCGTCGCTCGCATGTCGCGATGTCTGACTTTACGGGCCAGATCGACAAGGCCGAGAAGTCGTCGCGCAACCTGGGCTTCACGAACGCTGCTGTACGCAACTCGCTCGGCTCGCTTGTGATCGCGACTCACAGCGGCAGGAAGGCGATCGCTGATCTGTCGGTGGCAGAAGATCTCGCGCGCTTCAAGCACGTCGATCTCGCGACTGCGACGAAGTCTCTGACGATGGCGATGGCCGGGTCGCAGCGCGCGCTCAAGCAGCTCGGCATCAACGTCCCGAAGGTGACGACCGCGCAGGACGCGGCACGCAAGGCGTACGACGCGGCGCGCGAGGCGATCAAACGCCACTACGACGGGATGGGCAAGCTGACGGAGGCGCAGAAGGAGCAGCGCCAGAAGGCGCTCGATCTGGCCAAGTCGAAGTACGACGGCGCGAAGGCTGACGCGAAGGTCACCGACTCGCAGTCGACCGCAGCGAAGGTGATCGCGAAGGTGCGCGACCTGATGCACGGACAGGCGGAGGCATACTCGAAGACAGCGGGCGGCGCGATGGAGAAGTACCGCGCGCAGATGGACAACCTGAAAGAGGTGATGGGCAAGGCGGTGCTACCGGCTATATCGGCGATCGCTGGTGCTCTCGCGAAGTTCTTGGGTGTGCTCTCTGATCACCCGACGCTGCTGAAGGCGCTCGCGCTCGGACTCGGGATCATGGCGGTCGCGATGATGGCGGCGGGCGCTGCGTCGTTCTTCGCGTCGTCTGCGTTGTTCACGACAACGATCGCCGTCGGCGCGCTTGAAGTCTCGCTGCTCCCGCTCGTCGCAGCGTTCGCTGTCGTCGCAGCTGCCGTCTACCTCGGGATCAAGTACTGGCCGCAGATCAAGGACGCGATGGAAGCTGTGTGGCAGTGGATCAAGAGCACGTTCGTCCCGATCTGGGAGACGCTGCGCGACGCGGCGGTTACAGCGTGGGAGAAGATCAAGAACGCGCTCGTCACTACGTGGGAGGCGATCAAGACAGCTGCGACGGTCGCGTGGGAGGCGATCAAGACGGTGATCACCACTGTCTGGAACTCGATCGTCTGGGTCTTCGAGCACCTGACGATCGCCGGTCTGATCCTGTCCCACTGGAACCAGATCAAGACGTTCACTGTCGACGTCTTCAACGCCATCGTCGGGTTCTTCAGTGCGCTACCCGGTCGTATCGCCGACGCGTTCGTCACCGCGTGGGAGGCGGTGAAGGGGAGACTGAGCGGCGCGTTCGACTGGCTGAAGACGCACGCCGGTCAGGTCATTAGCGGTGTCGTCGGCACGTTCACGTCTCTGCCTGGAAAGATCGGCGACGCGATCGGCGGTGCCATGCACTTTCTGAAGGAAAAGATCGAGTCACTGTTCGCCTGGAAGACGGTCGTCGGCTGGGTCGAGCACGCACTCGGCTTCTCTGAGCACTCCGAGTTCTTCGGTGACATCGGTATGAAGATCGTGCGAAGCATCGCGCGTGGTGTCGGTGAGGCGAAGGACCTACTCGTGAACGCGATCGAGAAGATCGCTGGGAGTCTCAACCCGTTCAGCGGAGGGTTGCAGGGCGGCGGCGTGAGCGGGAAGGGCGGCACCGGTGTTCCTACGGGCGGCGGCTCTACTCTTCCGCTGCTGCTGTCGTGGGCAAAGCAGGAGGGCATCGCTGTTACCTCGACGACGTCGGGTAACCACGTGAAGGGCAGCTTCCACTATCAGGGACGGGCGATCGACGTATCTGGATCAGCGCCGATGATGGCGAAGTTCTTCCTCGACACGATCAAGCGGTTCGGCGTCGGCAGGATCAAAGAGTTGTTCTACGACCCAATGGGCTACTTCGTCGACAACGGTCGAGCTGTGAGGGGCGCCATCGGCGGGCACTCTGACCACGTCCATCTCGCGCTCGCCGCTGGTGGGATCGCGAACAAAGCGACGATGGCGCTGATCGGCGAGGCTGGCCCTGAGGCGGTTGTCCCGCTGCGACGCTGGGAGCAGGGCTGGCAGGAGGTCAAGCAGTCGCAGGACGACGGCTGGCGACAGCTGAGCAAGTCATACGCAGACGGCGAGGCCGAGGCGCGCGAGCGCGACGTGCGTAACGCAGCGCAGTCTGAGACGCAGACGCGGGTCACGCAAGAGCAGCTAGCAGACATGATCGCGAACATTCAGGCGCTCCCGCCGGGGTTCAACGAGGCGCTCGGGATCTTCGGCATGACCCAGCAGGTGAACGACGAGACGAATACGACGAGCGTCACCGACTCTGTCGACACCGCGTCTGTCGAGTCGTCGAGTTGGCTCTCGAAGATCTTCGACGCTGTACAGCCGCTGAACGACTCGCTCAAGAACATCGCCGATATTCTGTCGAATAGAGGCGGCGGCGGCGGCGGCAGCGGCGGCGGCGGCAGCGGCAGAGGCGGCGGCGGCGGCGGCGACGGCGGCGGCAGCGGCGGAGCCGGACAGTTCACTCAGATCTACCCAGAGGACGCCGGGTTCGTTCAGGTCGGCGGCGGCGTCGGCGACACCGGCTTGTTCGGCGGCGGCGGTGCTAAGACGTCGGGCGTCTCCTCTGCGCTCGCCGCGCTCGGTACGCTCTCGCCTCCGCACGGGATGCACCGCGACGGCCCGTTCTGGTATTCGGTCGAAGGGTCGAAGGGAATGCCCGCGCCGCTGATCCCGAATATCTCGAACTGGCTCAAGCAGTACACCGGGCGCGGACTTTCACCAGCGCAAGCGATCGGGATCAACAAGTGGTGGCCCGCGCACTACCCGCAGATCGTCAAGGGCATGGCGCGCGGCGGCGTCTTCACGAAGCCGTGGGCGGGAATGATGAGCGTCGCTGAGCGCGGGCCAGAGGGCTTCGTCCCGCTCGGTCGCGGCGACAGTCTCGGCGGCGAGGTGCACATCCATCTACACGGCGGCACGTACATCGGCGGCAGGCCGGAGCAGATCGCGCGCGACCTAGAGGGCCCGCTGCGGCAGGCGCTCTACCGCACGAAGAACAACAACGGGTCGCTGGAGTTCGGCTAGATGACGACGTTCCAGAAGGCCAACGCTGGTCTTCTGGTGCGGGGCGGTGCGGGCGCATGGATGACGCCGCCGAAGTGGTCGGGCCGCGCGGGCATGGCGCAGCTGATCAGCGAGGTCGACTGGCTCGGCAACCCGACGGCTCCGTATCGCGACCAGGTGCAGTACGCCGACGGCTGTACGAGCTACTGGCGCTTCGCGTCTGAGTCGCAGTTTCCAGACGAGCAGGGCATAGGAACGGGCACGATCAACGGCGGGACGCGCGTCAATCCCGGATTACTCCCGTACGATCCCGACCCGGCGCTGACGTTCAACGGCAGTAGCCAGTACGCGAACGTCGTCGGCCCGTACAACCAGGCGGGCTCATGGTCTGTCATGGGCTGGCTGCGCTTCGCGTCGCTTCCCGGTGCGCTCAAGCCGATCTTCGCCAAGGACGCGTACAAGCTGGAGATCGACTCGGGCGGACACCTGGTGTTCACCGTGATCAACCACGTATCGGGCGGCTCGACGATGACGCAGGTGACGAGTCATACGGTGCTGACCGCGAACACGATCTACCACGTCGCCTGTACCCATGTGTCCGGGGTCGGGATCAATCTCTACATCAACGGCGTGCTCGACAACACCGCCGCACATACGATCGGGGCGGAGTTGTGGGGGTTGCCGCTGCTGTTCGGCGCTCGCCACTCCGGCACCTCTCCGTCGTTCGGAACGGTTGGCACCTCCACGATAGGCGGCTCGACCGCCTACACGATCACCGCGCCAGCGAGCATCGCCAGCGGCGACCTGCTCGTGGCGTACCTGTTCGGAGCGCCAGGTGCGGGGCAAGCGCTGGTGACTGCTGTACCGGCAGGCTGGATCCGGCTCGACTCGTCGATCAATGTGCTCGGCACTGGTGAGTTCAACGAGCTGTACTACAAGATCGCCGGAGCGGGTGACGTAGGTGCGGGGTCGTACACGTGGACGACGAACATCAACGTGTTCGGCAGCGGGAGCATCACGCGATTCACCGGCGTGGACACGACCAGCCCCTTCGCCAATCCTCCCTACGCGCTCGTTAGCAACGTGACGAACCACTCCGGCGGGACGAACGTCCCTCTGTGCGACGATACGCTCGCTGTCGCATACATCGGGGCTAGCAGCGGGGCGTTCTCATCGAGCATCGGCACAGAACGCTATGACTTCTCTGGGCAGGGCAACTACGCGATGTACACGCTGGCTGTGGGTGCGGCGGCGACAACGGAGTTTGTGATCAGCGGTGCCGGTCCGGCTAACGACATCGTCCGCACCCTGTTCCTGAAGGGCCCCGACGCTCAAGACTTCAACGCTGTCACGCTCGACGAGTGGTCGTTCCACACGATCGCGCTTAGCGCAGACGGCGTGCGCGGCTACTACGAGGCGAGGCTCTCGGGTGTCGCTCGCTGGGAGGAGCTGCTGCACAACAACCTCCCCGACGTGCGCACGCTCCAGTTCCAGTACGGGCGACAGTACGAGCTGAACAGGATGGAAGGCGGAGGCGGGAGCGCGCCGATCAAGAACCAGACGCGCGACTACGACCCAGCGAACACCAACTCTGCGCACTACCCGTACGTCAAGCCGAACCGCAAGATCCGCTTCCGCGCCTACTACAGCGGGCGCTACTACCCGCTGTTCCAGGGACTCGTCGAGCGCTGGCCGTCGAGCTGGGATCAGCCCTCGTACGACGAGATGAAGGTCACGCTAGCGGACGGTTTCAGACAGCTCCAACGCGCGGGCGTCTCGGGTCAGCTCAGCGCAGCACAGAGCGGCGCGCAGATCAACGAGCTGCTCCGACGCGCGCTCTGGTCGCAGAGCAACCGCGCCATTGACCCGGGCTTCTACACGATGGCCGCCGACACGTCGCCCGGCATCGCTGAGGCGAAAGGGCTGATCGAAGACATCGCCGACTCCGAGCTGGGGATCTTCTTCATCGACCACACGCAGCCGGGGTCGCCCGCGACCCACCACGACAGTCGACACCGCTGGACTGTGTCGCGCAGCTCAGTCGCGCAGGCGACGTTCGCAGACGACGGGAGCGGCATCTACTTCCAGCAGCTCGACCCGTCCGACGACGACGACAACATGGCGAACGAGTGGCAGGTCACGTCCGCGAACGGTACGCTCGGGTCCGCGGTCGATCCCGTCTCTCGCGTCGAGAACTACCCCGTAACCAAGACGCGCTCGACACGGTTGGACAACCCGCTCGACGCAGAGGCGCAGGCGCGAGCGCTACTGCTCGACACCGCGCGCCCGATGCTGCGCTTCGACAAACTCGTCGTGCGCATGGGCGGGAATACCGCAGCGATCGTCTGGCAAACATGCCTGTCCCTCGCGATCAGCGACCTCGTGCTCGTCGTCAAGTCGCCTGTGCCGTCCGCTGGCGGGTCGACGATCACGCGCTACTGCTTCATCGAGGGCATCGGCTGGGACATCCAGCCGAACTACTGGGAGGTCAGCTACCAGCTCTCGCCGCAGGGGACGCTGCCGTTCATCGACGCGGCGCTGCTACTCGAACCCGTCTCGTACTGGCGGTTCGACACCACCACCTAGATGGACGACGTACTTAGAAGAAACCCAGCCGTAGTGACCGGCAGCCCGTCGCTGCAGACCGGCCCGCTGACGCTCCCGTCGCAGGGGCTTCGGCTCGCTGGGACAGACACGTGGGTGGTCGCCGACTCTCCGTCGTCGTCGCTCCCTGTCGGAGACGGAGTCGCGGGCGGCATGACGATCGCGGGATGGGTGCGCGTCACCTCCTGGCCCGCGTCGCTCAAGAACCTGCTCGCGAAGTCTGGCAGCTACGGGGTTGCGATGACGACAGCCGGGAAGATCGAGCTGACGTTCGCGAACGGAGCGAACTCGGTGACGCTCGATTCGCTCGCCGTGCTCCAGACGAACGTCTGGTACCACGTCGCGTGCGTCTACAACGGCGGCTATCTCGGGCCTCCCAAGTTCGGGAAGACAGTCGCGGGCGCAGGTGGCATCGGTATCCCCGGCGACTACCGAGCTGGCGCAGCGCAGGGGAGCGCCAACAACCTGCAGGTGTGCAGGTTCCAGGCCCTAGAGCGCGGCCAGGTGACGCAGCTCTCGCTGCGCCTGTCGATCGAGGCGAGCGCGCCGTACGCGCAGGACGTCGCGGCGGTCGCCTACGCAGACGCGGCTGGTCCCGCGCCGGGAGCGAAGCTCGCGCAGTCAGACGGGCAGTACCTCGTCTCGACGACGTTCGGCGGACCGATCCCGCTCAACAACGTCGGCTCAGTCTGGGTCGTCTTCCCCGTCGACTTTCTAATCGCGCAGGGCATCTACTACTGGCTCGGGTTCGCGGGCGGCGCGATCCACGCGAGCGACACCACCGTGCTGATCATCAGCGACGACGCCACGGGCGGCACGCGCAAGATCAAGCACTCCCAGGTGAGCGTCGGCGCGACGGGCCCGGCGTCGCAGGCTGTCGCAGATCCGTTCGGGACAGCGGCGAGCAGTGACGCTGTCAACTTCGACGTCTTCGCTGACTACACGCCGACGGGCCGTACCGGCGCTGAGCAGCTCGCGCTGATCTACATCAACGGCGCGCTCGACAACTCGACGAGCTACGGGCACGGGATCGCAGATAGCGCGAACGCGCTGCAGCACGCCTCCGGCGACGCGGCCTGCGACCTCAAGGACTGGATGATCTGGGACAGGCCGCTCGCGCCGAACGAGATCGCGCGCCTGTACGCGTGCCGCTGATGCAGAGGCTTCGCTTCCAGCCGGTCAGCGACGCACAGCGCGTAGAGGAGCAGGAGCGCTTAGAGGCGTGCGAGCGTATGCGTGGGCGGATCGACGACCTGCTCGCCGCCGCGGACCTGATCGACTCGGGCATAGCTACAGCGCAGCAGCAGCGAGACGCGCTCGTGATGTCGCTGCGCGGTGTCGCGCACATGGCCCGCTACCTGCTCGGCCAGTACGCCGACTATTGAGAGGAGCCACGTTGCGTCGACTTTCGCTAACCACTCCACACATGCACGGACCCGACGTGCTCGCGCTCCAGCACCTGCTAGAGCAGCGCGGCTACCTCGCGGCGAATCTCGACGACGGGGAGTACGGCCCCGTCACTGCGCAGGCCGTTTATCGCGCCAAGTACTGGCTCGGCTATCGCAGCCCCGACCACTCGGCTGGACCGATGCTCGTCTCGTACCTGAAGCGTGAGCGCAAGCCGACGCTGCTGATGGCTCGACGCACGCTGCTGCGCAGGCGGAAGCGAAAAGACAAGCCGCTGCGCCTGAAGGCGCTCTCGCGGCTGAAGACGCACATCGGGGAGAAGGAGCACCCGCCGGGTTCTAACCGTATGCCTTGGGCGACGGGATGGTACGGACTCGTCGGGCCCTGGTGCGCGATGGCGGTCAGCCACGCGTACGTCGAGGCTGGCTCGAAGGCCTTTCGGCAGGGACGTCGATACGCCTACGTGCCGTACATCGTCGAAGACGCGCGAGCTGGTCGCAACAACCTCGCGCTCACGCATCTACCTATGCCCGGCGACATCGTCTGTTACGACTGGGACGGCGATCACCGCGCTGACCACACCGGGCTGTTCGACGGCTGGATCGCCGGAGCGGAGGGTTCAGAGTTCAACGCCATCGAGGCGAACACCGGCGTAGGAAACGACAGCAACGGAGGAGAAGTTATGAGCAGGCAGCGCAAGATCAGTCAGGTGCAAGCGTTCGTTCACGTGGGAGCGTAGGCCATGTACGGGGTCTACTGGCTAGCGGCGCTCCGCTTCAGCGACACGATCACTCTCGGCAGCATCATCGTCGGGCTGCTACTCGGCGTAACCGGGCTGGCTGTGTTCGCGTACGGCGCGCGATGGAAGGCCGCATACGAGACGGAGCGAGTAACAGCCAAATCGCTGGAGGAGGGGAGGCTCGCCTTTCAGCAGCGCAGCGAGCGCGTCGAGGCCGATCTACGCGAAGCGCTCGAACAGGCGCTCGATCTGCGCGCGAGGATCAAACAGCTAGAGCAGGCAACTGATCTGACTGGAGCGGTGGAGCAGATGCACGCCGAGCACCACGAGATCCTCTTGAAGATCGAGAACCTGACGCAGGTGCTGCGCGTTATCGAGAGCAGGTTCCCGATGCAGGAGCGCAGAGCTGGCGACGACGCGCCCGGGCACCCTCGACGCAGAGAGATGGACGGGGACGATCACTAACAGCAAAGAAAGGAGCGCAGGCATGGGCAACCTAGTGCAGTTGTGGAAGACGAGCCCGGTGCTGCGGTTCGTCGTGCGTACAGTCGTCGTGGCTGTCGCTGGCTACATCGTCGCGTCGCTGAAGGAGGGCATCACCGACTGGCGCTCGTTCGTCGGCGGCGCGCTGACAGCGGCGATCACCGCGCTCGTCGGGCTGGTGACTCCGGTCGAGCCGAAGGTCGGGCCGGTCAAGACAGAGGTCTCCGGCTGAAGAAAGGCGTGGCGTGCCGGAGACGACAACTCGTCTTGAGCCCGTCCAGACGTACCGGCAGCGGGTGCTGCGCGAGCTGGGGTTCACGCAGCGCGAGCGCTCGTCGCTGCTCGCCAGGATCGAGCGGGGCGAGCTACGCCTCGAGGACGTGCGCCAGGCAGTCGAGCGGGGCTGCTCGCTAGGTCTCGCGTACCGGATCTATCGCTAAAGCACCCGCGGACAGCTGCCACCCGGCCGAGGCGCTCGCGTAGGGTAGGCCCCTGGCGTCTCCGACGGGGGGCAGGCCGAGAACCGTTCCTACGAAGGAAAGGAGCAGGACGTGGACGAAACGACCACAGACCGGCCGGAGGATGAGCAGCCCCTTCCGGACGCGCCGCCGCCGAACCCGGAGCCGGTCGAGCCGAAGGAGCCCGAGCCGAACGTCGAGCCAGCGCCGGACGAGCCGAAGGAGCCCGAGCCGAACGTCGACCCGGCGCCGGACGACCAGCAGCCTAAAGCGTCTTCGGGCGTCGAGCCGCATCCCGTCCACTCAGACGCACCAGCTGCTGCGACGTCGCCGTACGACACCACCCCCGAGGGAGGGTCGCAGGCGCTTCGAGGCGTCTCGGACGCGTTCCCGGGGAACGACTCCGCGCTCGACTACGCGCGATCGCTGATGGCCGATCCGGAGATCGACGCGCCTGACGGGCTCACGTACGACGACGCGCGCACGATCCGCGAGACTGTGCTCGGGCGGCGCGCCGTAGACCAGCTCGGGTACCCGGTCGAGTCCGTCTGACGGCATAAAAAAAGGCGCCCCCAGCCCGCTTTCGGGCCAGGGGCGCTTTCCTTCGATCAGGTGGTGACCTCGTCGGCATCACGCATCTTTCTCTGGATGTACTGGCGAATGTCCTCGCGCAGATACGCCTGGATCGCACGACGCGTGTGCCAGGCGATCGGAAGATCCGTGTCCTGCGCGAGTCGAACGAGCGCCTTGTGGTCGGCGTCGTCAACGTCGGTCCGGACAGGATGCCGCTTGAGGTCTCGCTGTAGCTTCGTCATCTAGTTCTCCTTTCTGCGATGGACAGGCCTGCCGATCCAGGGCGCACCAGGCGGGCCCTTCACGTACGGTTCGATGTACGTCGCTGGTCGCGGGCTGTGTCTATGTTCTCGACACGTGCACAGCGACTCACCTCCGTCGATGTGTCGCCAGTGGCCCGAAACGAGCCAGCGAACGTGGTACGTCCGACCGGCACCAGTCTGCGGCTGCTCGCCCGCGTACGTCAGGTCGACGTAGTACAGTTTCGGCATCCGTGGTGCCCAGCGCTCGCGCTCGATCCGCTTACGCTGATGTCTCGGGAGCGTGATCTCCCGCTTCGGCACAGATCGAGCTGTGATCAGATGCGCACCGTTCACCGCTAGCTGAAGCAGCGCGTGAAGGTGCCCGTCGTGCCAGTCGCCCGATACCTTCCGCGGGCTGATGATCTCGTTCGGCGTTAGATGAAACGCCATCGTGATCATCGAGCGCGAGATAGGGACGGGCTTCTGACGTCTCTCGACGATCTCTGTGGTTCGCTGAAACGGCACGAAGATCTGCCATTCCTGACCTCTGACGACCTCGTTGATCGCGACGCCGAGCACGTCGATCACGTCGCGTGAGCCGTCGTCGTTCTCGTCGAGCCAGCTGGTGTACATACCAGGCTGGACGCTTCCGTCGTCGTACGTGTGCTGCGTCTCGATCCAGATACGTCGAAACGGCAGCGGCGGAAACGACGGGAGCGCCGGAGGCATAGACTCGATCGCCTCGTACGTCTGCTCTTGATCGACGATGTAGTAGCTCGCTGTTCGCAGCATGGCGTATAGCCCTTCGTGCCAGCTGCTCGCCTCCTCGAGCGTCGGCACCCACATCGGGTCGAGTGCCTGGGTCACGATCCCCTCGTCGACCGGTGTTCGCTCATGCATCACCTGAAGCAGGAGATGGGCGGCGAGTAGACGCTCGCCGCCCGGCCCTGCTCCGGCAGCGGGTGCGTGTTCGCTAGCCACGGAGGATCACCCGCCAGATCTCGTCGAGCAGCTTCTCCTGCCAGTCATCGTCTGGTACCTCGACGAGTTCGACGAACAGCTCCATCGGGACGTCGACTGTCGTCTCGTACGCACCTTCCTCGACGTCGCGATCCACCAGCTTGAGATGACCGTGGCAGCGCATGTGCGCGGCGACGTCCTCTCCCTGCGCGTGCCGATGGATCAGCACTGGCCGCAGGATGTGAAACCCGAACGGGTCGAGTCGCCTGATCGTGTCCGTTTTGAGCTGGCGGTTGGTAGTCACGCCCTTCCGCCAGAGCCGCGATCGCGATCAGCTCGCGCGTATTCGCGACGCGCGGGCTCAGCGACAGTCCCATTGAGATGTCGTTGGACTGTTGTTCGTGCGCTTCTCGTTGCTCCGGCGTTAGGTCGCGCAGGTAGCGCAGTGCCTGCTGTGACTGCTCGATCTGCTCGTCGTCGAGACCGCTGTCGCGCAGTATCTCGATGAACTCCGGGTCGTCGGGATCTTCGTCGTGGTCGTATGGGTTCATCTCCTCACCTCCGATCTCTCGATCTGACCATCCGGCCAGACGATCGCGTGCTCGCGCCCGACCTTGCGCGCGTACCTGATCGTCGCCCACGTCCCCGAGCGCTGCTCCTCGCGATCGAGATGCGGCGTCGTGAACAGAACGTGGCAGACGTCGACGATGTCGCGGTTACGGTCGAGCGGCGGAAGCCCGCGCAGGACTCGCTCGCCCTCGATCTTCTCCGCGATCTTGCGCGGGTCGACACCGACGGCTGGATGGCGCACCAGCTTGTACCCGAGCCAGCGCGCCAGCGCAGCCGCCTCTTGGTCGGCCCCGACACACCCGCCGTGGTGGAACTCGTCCACGTACGGCGTGACGAGCGTGTCGTCGAGCAGCGTGACGAGCGCCTGTCGTTGGGCATGGGTCGTGCCCGCGCTCGTCCCGCTGAAGCCGACGATGACCATGTCAGCTCACCTCCACCCAGCGCATGCACGTCTGAAGGAGATGGTCGTAGTCGCCGTTCGTGGCCTCGGCCATGAACTCGTCACGCTCATCCTTCGACACACCGGCGCGCCTCATCGCACCGGTGACGTTCCCGAGAATCGCGAACGCGTTCCCGTCTTTGCCGCTCAGCTGCACCTCGATCTCTGGGTGCCTGACTTCCATCGTTCTCACCTCTTTCTGTCGGACGTCGCGCTGATTAGCTCGACGCCTGTGTCGTACGACTGCAGCTCGCACTGGATCTGGGCCGCCTGGCGTCCTAGCTCGAACGCGTCCTCGCCCTCCAGCTCGTAGACGATCGTCCCCTCGTGATCCATCGAGACGATGCGCCCATAGCCGGTAAGTACCTGCGCAAGCTGCTGGATCGTGTTGCTCTTGACCAGCACAGTTCGCTTCATAGCTCACCTCTTTCTGTTCGCGACGCCGTACTGCCAAGCGCGTCGCATCATCGTGTACCCGATCGGGCCCGCGACCTGTGAACGATCAGCGATCGCGGTGCCCAGATGAAGCAGCTGACTGTCGTCGATCCTCGACAGCGAGCCTGCGAGCGTTTTCCCGAGCGTCCCGTTCAGCATCTGCTCGCCGTCAGACGAGAGACGCCACGTGCCCTGGTCGCGCTCGTGTCGCTCGACGACGCCGAAGCGCCGCATCCACGACAATCTGACGCCGACGCAGCGCACCGCGTGGACGCGCCGGTCGTCGTCAGACATGATCCCGCTTCCGAACGCCTTGACGGCGACGTCTAGGTTGGTCGCCCAGCCGTCACCGTCGCCGACGTCGACGATCAGCCCGAGCAGATCGCGGTCGCTGTACGCCGCGAGCCGCAGACTTTCCTCTCGACGCACTCGTCTAGGACTTCGCGCCATTGCTGCTCACCTCCTCGTTTGTCCAGAGCGCGTACAGCGGGCGCGTGCCGCGTACACCCTCCATCACACCCGCGCGACGGATCACGTTCCCGTCAGCGAGCGCTGCTAGCGCACGCCCGACCGATGACGACCCAAGTGCTGGGACGTCTTCTGCGATCCGGCTCGTCCCCGCTGGTTCACCGATCCTGCGCATCGCAGCGAGGATCTCGTCGACACGCTCGTCGGCGATCCCATCGACTGGGTAGCGCTTCTCTTTGCGCCGTCTCGGCTTCTCACGCTTCGGCTTCTCGCGCGGCGTCTTCGGCTCTGCGCTTCGCAGCACAGCGTCGAGTGTCTTCATCTGCTCGCGCTTCTCAACGATCTCGCGCTGCAGCACGTCGATCTCGCGTTCGAGCTGTGCTCGCGCCTCGCGTAGAGGCGCGATCGTCTGCTCGATGATCTGCTGTACGTCTGTCATGCCCTCACCTCCGTATCGACGATCTCGCGCATCTTGACGACGAGCAGCTTCAGCTCGTCTTCGACAGCCTTGTGATAGTCGGCTCGTCTGAACATCTCGGATCGTCCGATCGGATAATCCGAGTCGTTCGCTTGACGAACGAGTCTCGCCGCTTGCTGGCTGTGCACGTGTCGTCGCTCATCGACGACTGTGATCAGCATGTCAGCTAGCTCGCTCATGTCACTCCCACCTCCTCGGGTTCGTCGAGCGTCCGGTCTTCACCGGCGCGCACGACCTTGACCAGCCGGAGCCCGCGCTCCTCGAGCGCGTCCAGCTCCTCCTCGCTCTCGTCGCCCTTGACGACGTACTCGACCGCCGTCGGCATGAAGAACGTGATCACGCCGGGTGACTCGGTGTAGCCAGTGCCTCTGCATGCCTCGCAAGCGGGGTCTGGCAGCTCTGCACCGAACTCGTGGCGCGGGCAGTGACACGTCTGCCGGATCGCTTTCGGATGCGCGAGCGCCACCCAGTGCTCGCCGACCTTGAAGCCGCGCGGCACCGCCGGGATGCGGCGCGAGACGCCCATGCGGGCAGCCTCGTCCATGAACTCGCGCGGCGTCTTGTAGTACGCCTCGCCGATCCAGATCAGACCAGCACGCTCGCCCTCGCTCCACTTCTCGCGAAGCATCGGGCCGCCCAGCGGGCAGATCTGGTTGTGTAGCGACGAGCCGTGATCACGCGGCCCAAGCAGCGGATCCGGCAGGATCCACGTGAAGCCGCGCGACTGCTTCACTCCCTCGCCGCACGTCGGACAGACATGCAGCGGGATCGGCAGCAGCTCGCACGGCTCGCTCAGCTTCCCGCTGACCATGTACAAGCCGCCGCCCTTGCGATACCCGCACCCGCGAGCACCTTCGACCGATGTGTGTACGGTCGCCATCTAGCTCACCTCCATGTATGCGTTCCATCTGTCGATCGGGATTGCTGCTTTCTGACCCGCACGTGCAAGCGCTTCGTACACCTCACGCACGAAGAACTCTGCAAGGTTGCGCGGTCCTTCCCGATCGAGCACTGGCAGGTTCGCGATCCAGAACATCTGCTCGACTGAGACGTCAATCCAGTCTTCGCCCCAGAACTCAGTCGGTTGACTCAGCAGTTCAGCGACGTACGACGCTGAGGCCAGTTCGAGCTGAACGAAGTTACGATCAGTCTCGAACGGGTTCGGCGGATCACCGATCAACCCGGTCTGTGCGTAGAAGCGCGACCCGCCGACGTCGTACTCGTCGTCAGTACCGATCCACAGCTCAGGCTCAGAGCTTGTGAACGCGAATCGTGTTGCGTCGAGCACGCGCCCGTCTGCGAGTCGCACCCATGAGTGCTGCTGTGCAGCGCCCGAGCCGACGTTGTCGAAGTAGCTCCCGGGCGTGATCTTCCCGAGAAAGTGGCCGCGCTCGACGCGCGCACCGTCGATCTCCTCTGCGAGCTGTGTGCTGACGCCGTGACATTGTCCCGCCCAGCGTGCACTCGAACCAGCGATCGCTTCTGCTTGCTTCATCGTTAGTTCGTCGACGTTCATCTCTCACCTCACTTCCAGAGTCGGTACCAGAAGCCCGCTCGCGCGAGAGTCCGGCCGACCACCTTGTTCTTCGCGCGTCGAGCGATCCGCTTCGGATCACCGCTCGACAGCGCCCGCATGTCCGCGCTCAGTCGCGCGGCCTTGAACAGCGCGCTGGTCAGACTCATAGGACCGGCCAGCCTTCCATGACGCTCGCGATGTTGGTCTTGAGCGTGTTCTGGCAGACGCCGCAGAGATCAGCGCGCAGCGTCGTCGATCCCAGCTTCAGATGGACGACGTTACTGATACGTACGTACTCGCTCGACCCGCCAGCGTCCTTGACCTGCTCGAACTCCTCGCGCGGGATCTCTCGCCCGCACCTGTCACAGTTCATCGTCAACATCTCTGTCTCGCCTCCCAGCACCTAATGCACTCGCGCTCGCGACGATGCGGCTGACGGGCGACCAGCAACGGTCGACCGTCCTGATCCTCTACGTCGCCGCAGACGTCACAGCGCCCGAAGTAGTACTGCGTCGCGTTGCGCTTCCACGCTTCGCGCGCAGCGAGTTCGACTGCGGACATCCTTCTCACCTCCGTACGACATTTTACCAGACGCGTACGCGTTAGCTGTCGGCGTACGTCTTGCGTACCTCGTCCCAGTGGACTACGCCGAGCAGTTTTCGCACCGTCTCGCGCGTCGTCGGCCAGCCGCGCTCGCGCAGCTCGTCCTTCAGCGCCAGGTACTCGTCCACGGTTGGGAAGTGGCCTAGCCTCTCGCGCGCGTACGCGAGAGCGCTGAGCGCGTCCTCGCGCGAGTAGCGTCGCCACGCGTCCGGGAGCGGGACGCCAGCCTCGCTGCAGTAGCGCTCCCAGCTCCCGAACCGGCGCACGACGATCTCGCGCATCGGTCGCAGCCCGCGTCGATCCCACTCGTTCAGCGTCGGCGTGTGCCCGAGTCGTAGCCGCTCGACGCGTAGTCGACCGAGCATCTCCTCGCGCGAGTAACGCAGCCGGCGCTCTGAGCGTCCCGACTCTTGGTGATCGGGCTGGATGCAGTTCACCTCTCCGCACGTCGGCCAGACGTCGATCGCTCGCGACAGCTTGATCTTCGTCTCGTGCTCGAACAGCCACCTGCGCGGGACGCGCGAGCGTCCGTCGTTACGCACGAACGTGCTCGGCCCGCGCCAGTACAGATGGAGATCCGGCCCCTGGATCGTCCAGGCGCGGAAGCGCTCCTCCTCGTTACGGATACGCGTCTCTAACGAGTCGGGGTCGCGACCCTCCGCGACTGCCTGCCTGAACCAGTGCTCGAACAGCTGCACGCGGCGCGACTGGCCCACGGTCGGGTCGAGACTCGCCGCGCGCAGCTCCTTCAGTAGATCGAGCGACGACGTCATCGCGCGAGCCCGAGCTTGTCCAGCGCGCGGCTCTCCAGCTCCGCGCGCAGCTCGGGCGACAGCTCTGACGGGTCGCCGTACAGGTAGCCGAGCGAACTCTGCTCGCCGCACGTCTCGACGGACGTATGGGAGAGGTACCAGTCCAGCGGGCTCTCGACCTCGAGCGTCCTCAGCAGATGAAACACCGAGTAGCTCATCTTCGGGTACTCGTCGCCGCACATGCGCTGGCGTAGCTCGGCGTTGTACGTCTCTGGCGTGAAGCCGTACTCGGCGAGCACGCGCAGCTTCCAGATCTGATGCGACCGCTCGATCAGCGGACCGCAGTCTGCGTCGTAGCCCATCGCGTCGTACGGATCGGGCTGCGTCTCAGCCAGCCAGATTCGGCTAGCCGCCTTGCTCAGATTGTCGGTAGCACCGAACATCTGACCTCACCTCCTGGTTCGAGTACGCGGATGCGCACTGAGCAACGCCCCACCGCAGGAAGGGCGCTACTCGCTACGTGACCGCGGTCACAGCTTCGTTCAGCAGCCAGCTCGACGCTCAGCCGCCTGTTCTGCCCACATGTCGTGCATGTCGCGCGCGTCTTCTTCCGAGAGGATTCTCGACGGGTCGACGCGCGAGAGATCGGGACGACCGCACTTCGGGCACAGCCCGCGGTTCGCCATGTCGCGCTCCATCGTGTGCATCAGCGACGCGTGGTCCTCGTCGTCGATGATGTTCTCCTGCAGCCACTCGCTATCGAACACGAGTCCCTCGCGCGACGAGCGACCGTCGTCGATCCGGTTATACAGATCCCAGAGCTGGTCGTCGTAGTCGGCGAACCCGAACAGCTGGCCGCAGCCGCTGCACGGTGTTCCGTGATCGAGGTCTCCGCCGGTTTCGAGCAGCCGTGCGTTGTACCGCTCCTCCTCGTAGTCGCGCTGTTCGTCGTTGTCCATCTCACCTCACTCCTTCCGCCAGCAGCGGGTCGACCGCCGTGGCCGTGTACATCGGACGATACGTCCCGACCGGCGCGGCGACGCCGATCGGCCCGACCACCATCTCGTACTGGGCCTGTGCCTGCGCTGCGCTCATGCTCCAGTACGTTCGCAGCGACCAGCGCAGCATGACGACCGACCCGAGGTCGGCGTTCTGCTCGTCGTGCTCGTTGAACGCCACGTGCCAGAACTCGTGGTACAAGACGCGCGCTGCCGTCGCCCAGGACAACTGCATGCGCGGGTCGATGTCACCTGGCTTCCCGTGAAGCAGAAGATCAGCCGCCCATCCCGCGAGCGTGATTCCCTGCTTCCGGTCGCCTGCGTACGCGCAGCTGTTGTCGTAGCTCCACGTGTACACGGGCATGTCCAGCGGCAGTTTCGCTTCGAGCGCGGGCGACTCGACGCGCCCGTACTCATCTGCGTGTGCAGCCTGTACGCCGCCAGCGAGTGCGAGCGCGACGACGCAGCCGATGACGAGTAGCTTCGTCATCTCTCTCACCTCTTCCCTTCGGACTCATCGGTGCGGCCAAGTAGCCGCAGACGCGCGAACGTCTCAGCGCTCGCGCGTTTCGTCCTTAGTAGTCCTCGTCCCAGCGCTCGCCCGCGTAGAGCGGGTCGAAGTCGCTCGGCTGGAGAACCGGATACCGCTCGTTGATCCGCTCTTGCTCGTCCAGGCGCTCGTCCCAGTGCTTGTCGCATCGCGGGAACTGGCGACCGGTCGGCGACAGCGCCATCCTGTACTCGACGGCGCCCTCGCAGCCCTCCGGACCGTCCAGGCATCTCAGCTGCTCATCCATCTCAGCTCACCTCCTCCGCTTCGTCCTCGTCGATCTCTCCCATGTCGAGCAGCATCGCTGCCGCCTCGTGGACGTCGTCGGCGAGACCGCCCTCGACGAGCGCGTCCGCCTTCTCCTGCGGGGTCATGTCGTCCCCGTACGCCATCGCTCTCACCTCTCCTCGGGCGGGACGTACTCGTCGTCGAAGCCGTCGCGGAACCCGACAGACGCCATGCAGTCCTCGCACCACTCGGTCGGAACCGGCGCGTGTCTACGCGCCAGCGCCAGCGACTCATGGGAGCAGACCGCGCCGTGCTCGACGCAGATCGTCTCCCACCTGTTCCACGCGATTCCCTGTTCACGCGCCTCGGCCCGCTCGAAGTCGTCGACTCCGCGGTCGACGATCTGGACGAGTGTGCCAGTCTCGCGGGCGCGTCTCTCTTGAACTAGCCGCTCCATCGCTCTCACCTCTCTCGTTGTAAGCGTCTCCCTCGTGGCCGAAGCTACCCCCGACGAACTTATTCAGGGGGCCTCTAGGGCCCGAGCGAGCCAGCTGCTGGCAGCCGTTTTCGGCCTGCTAGGCCAGGTGCACCGACTACCCCGCGCAGCCTGGCTCAGTCGGCGTCGAACGTCTCGACGTAGATCGGCGAGATGCCGAAGAACCGCTCTGTCTCCTCGCGTGCCCGCTCGCTACCGCCAGGAATCCCTCTGCTGTAGCGATCGCGCTTCATGAACAGCCTGTAGCCCGTCCCGAACCCGCTCGGTGTGAACGAGTACGCGCTCCCGCTCGCCAGCGTTCGCGTCACCTCCTGCTTGCGCTCCGGCGTCACCTCGAACGGGATACCCGGTACTCGCTCCGACTGCGCGAGACGCGCGCGCGCCTCGGGGATGCGCACCTCGAGGATCTGCTTGATCGTGTGATTCGCCTGCTCGATCACGTCAGCCTTCGCGATCTTGCTCGCAGAGAGCTGACGCTTCGTGTAGACGACCTTCGTCCCCGCACCGTCGGCGGAGTCCCAGACGATCGTCGTCTCGTCGGAGTACGAGTCCTTGCGGTTCTCGCCGAACTCGCGATACCCTGGCCCCTGCGTAACTGTGCCGAGCATCTTCGACTTCCCGTGGACGACGCGATCGCCTGCGCGCGGCGCGTCGATCCACTTGCGCGGGTTGTCGATGTAGAACGAGTCCTCGACGCCGTAGCGGTCGAACGTGCGCCGACCGAGCGGAGTGTCGAAGCTGACGTGCCCAGACGCGAGCGAGTAGCTGTCGCGACTGTTCGGGTAGAAGTTGATGAGGATCTCGACGTCGGGCGAAGTGAGCGCCAGCACCTTGAACGCTGGCATCCAGTTCGTCTTCGGCTCGACTCGTACCTCACGCTCGAACCCTTCCGGTGTCTCGATCTCGCGCAGCATGCGCGCGACCGTCGGTACTGACTGCGTCTTCTGTGCTGCCATCGTGCTCACCTCCAGCTTTCTGCGTACTCGCGCGGGTAGCACCACTTCGCCGCCGCCCACGCGTAGTCGCTGATGACTTCGGCCTCAAGATGAGACCACTTCGGGTCTGCAAGCAGCTCGTCGAGCATCGCGTCTTTCGCAGCTTCGAGATCACCCGCCCGACGACCGATGTCGAGTAGACGCTCGCGATCGCCACGGTCAAGCTTCACGTATGTCGGCAACTTCGCCATCGCTCACCTCACTCTGTCGTGGTAGTAGACGTTCCAGCCGTCCCAGCGCACGCGGCCGTCCGTCGCCTTCTCGACTCGCCGCAGCACCTTGCGCGCAGCGTCCATCTCGCTGTACTCCGGCTCGTCGGCGTTCGCGCCCAGGCACCACATCGCGTACTCGGCCAGCACGCACGCAGCCTCGTCCGAGGGCAGCTCCAGCCGTAGGCTGTAGCCGCGCCCTCTCGTGATCCGGCGAGCCGCCAGCCAGGCGACGCGCAACTCCCGCGCGCCGCGCTCGATCTCGGGCTCGTCAGTGTACTGCTGTCCGGCCATGACGCCGGTGCCGCTGAAGTACGTCTCGAACGCTCCTGGCACGTCGATCTGCATCTCACTCACCCCTCTCCTCGTCTTCGACTTCGAGTCGAACGACCAGACACTCGCCGCGCTGGCCGTGCTCGCTCGCCTCGCGATGCAGCGTGCGCACCGCCGTCTTCATGCCCTGCTCGTCTTCCGCAGTGGCGCGATCGCCGCTGACCGAATGAACGATCACGTACATCGTGCTCACCTCCCTGTTGCTCGTCTTCCAGATGACCCCCGATCGGAGTCGAACCGATCGTTGTCGAACCGTCGGGGTCGCTGCGAGCGACTAGCGCTCGCTTTCCTCAAGCTGCTGGATCTCCGCGTGCGTCTCGCGCAGCTCAGCTGCCTTGCGCTCGAACTCGTCTGCGATCGTCAGCAGGTTGTCCCCGTTGATCTCCCAGCCGAGATCTTCGCGCCAGTTGCCGCGACGCAGTACGACGATCGCCTGGCCCATGACTGTCTCGCTCAGCGTCATCGCGATCACTGCTCCTTTACGACGACGTGGAACTGTCGCCCGTCGCGCAGATGAACGACGAACCCGCTATCGCGAGTCATCCACGTTCCGCCCGCGTAGTTCTCGGTCGTCGCCTCTTCCAGCTCGTCGACGTCGATCGAGCTGTCGACGTCCTCGGGATGCCCGATCGCCTTGTCGACGACCTCCTGCAGAAACATCGCGAACTCGACCTCGGTGAGCGTCTGCTCGTCCTCGTCGGGCTCGTCTTCGCGTGAGTAGAAGTCGTACATCGCTCTCACCTCTCCGGAATGTTGTACTGGACGTTGAACTCGTACGTCGCGCGCGCCTCTGTTAGCTCGACGCGTGACGCGATCCACACCATCTGATCGGTGCGCGTGTTGATCTCGACGAAGTACCGATACCCGGCGGCGACGACCGTCGTGATCTCGCCAGCGTCGGGCTGATCTTTCCAGTCCCAGACGATCGGGACGATGTCGATTCGCTCGTTCATCTCAGCTCACCTCGCCTGGGTAACCGTCGGCGACGCAGCTCGGGCAGACGGGTCCGTACTCGTCGACGCTCCACTGGCCGCACTTGCAAAGGCCAGCCTGCTCGTTCAAGCCGACGGCGATCTTCGACGCCAGCTCGACCATCTTGGCGTAGCGCGCGGCCGCGACCGGCGAGACGCTTCCGTGCGCCTGCCAGTTCACCTCTGCGCCCTTCAGCTCTCCGCCGAAGCGCTCCTCTGGCTTCCAGATCTCGACCTTCGCCAGCGGTGTCGCGGGCTGCTCGTTCGGCCACAGCTCCAGCGAGTAGTGGCTTCCGTCCTCGATCTTGTACAGCGTCGTGTTCTCGTCCTTACTGATGACGATTAGCTCCTTCATCGTTCCTCACCTCCCTGCGCGCTCGCGCGCGCGTCGACTTTTGTTGTGCGTCTCTCGCACCGGGCCGCTCCGGTCAGAGCCGGAGTCGACCGCTACGGCCGCAGTCATCGCAGACTTCCGCGCCGTAGCTCGACCAGCTCGAACTGGTCGAGATCGTCTCTACTGGCGTAGTGGAGCGCGAGCGTGTCGCGACCGCGCTGGATCGCCTCGACGTACGTTTGCGCGATCACGTCTGTTGTACGTCCGAACCCCATGCGCTCGTGGCGCCAGGCCAGCTTCCATTCGTAGGCTCGGTCTCTCATCGTTCTCACCTCTCCTCTGCGATGTCGACGAAGTCGACGCCGCTTCCGTAGGGATAGCCGTTGACGACGCTCGCGTGAACAAGCTCGTCGCCGCGCGTGTACAGCGTGACGCGGAGCCCGTTCGTCGCGAGCGCTCGCGCGTTCTCTGCCACGACCGCGTTCGCGCGCTTCGAGTACAGGATCGCGTAGGCGTGACCGAACCCGTGAAGACCGTCGCCGTGGGTACGAACGCCGAAGTCCTTGTAGCAGCCTGCTCGACGATCGCTGCGCCAACGAAGTCCGAGCGCGCTCAGCTCGTCGCGGATCTTCTGTGCCTGGAGCGTGATCATCGCTCTCACCTCTCGTCGTAGTAGTGGTCGACCATCTCGACGTGCACGGGCGTCTCCACTCGCGGGAACGCCTCCGCCCAGGAGACGACTCGCCCGTCCGGCATCCGGACGGCGTTGATCGCGACGTCGTACGCCGCGTCGATGTGCTGCTTCTTCTTCATCGTTCTCACCTCGCCTCGCGCGTACGCGCGTCTACGAACAGGCGCTCTCGATCTCGAAGCGCTCGTCCTCGGTCATCGTCTTCCACACTTTCCGGATGCGCGCCTCGATCCCCGTGCGGAACTGCAGCGGGCGCGTTCGAGCCTCGAATACCAGCTTCCAGTATGTCTCGACGTTCGTCATCGTGCTCACCTCTCCTCGATCTCGTAGGACGCTGCCTTGCGACTGTCGCCACCAGCGACGTCGCGGCGCGCGTTCAGATTGCGTCGACGCAAAAGATCCTGCGCCATCAGCTCGACGTTCTCGCGCGAACTCGCGATACGAAGACGCGCGCTGCCGATCTGCTCTCCGTCCTTCGTCAGAAGTTTGATCAGGTACTTCATCGTCGCTCACCTCTCAGTCTCTCTCGTCGATCTGCTCGCCCTTGCACCGGAACTTCCAGCAGCAAAGACCCGTCAGTACGATGTACAGCTCGATAGCGATCAGAACGATCATCGCTCTCACCTCTCCTCGCGGTCGAGCAGAACGTGCAGGCTCGACCAGTTGTGCATGAAGTCGTGCGCCCAGCTTGAAACGTCCAGCAGCATAAGCGCGACGTGCGCGCCGTGGATGACGAACTCGAACATGTGTCTCGCTCCGTTCCGCAGGCGACGTTTGCGCCCGCTCGAAGTTTCGGCCGTGCTCTCGGCCATCGTCAGCGCGCCAGCGTTAGGCGCGGACTTCGTTCGTAACTCATCTGCCACATTCCGAGACTCGCGCGCGTCGCGTCTTATCTACTCGGCCGACTAACGACGCGTCCTGCACTCGCTGGCGTCTTCGCCGCGCGTCACCGCTTCGTTCGTTCGCTCTCGCTCGTTCGGCTCGTCAGCCTGCCCCGGCTCTCGTGCATCCGGGCGGCTCGCTTCTCGCGCGCGAGTCTCGTACTGCGTGTGACGCTCGCTCGTCTCGCGTCGTTCGTTAGTGGCTTCGTCATCTGTTATCCGGCTTTCGTTAGTTGGGCTATCGAGGGAGTCGCGCGTTCGACTCGGAATCTCGATCCCCGCTACTCGCCGGTGACCGCGGGGGGCTGTTCTCGGGAGGTCGCCCCTTCACCTTATGGCCCTCGTCTCGCGCTCTCTCGCTCTCTCTCCTCTCTCTCGACTAGCTACATCGTACGTCTTACGTACGAATCTGTATACGAAGAATCTACGTATGGCTCTAAGGAAATCTATGGAAATAGCGACTTTTTTGGACGAGGAATGGCTCGCCAAGCGCTCTCGCGTCTGGGATACTGCGTCGACTCGATGAGCCAGAACGACCTCTCCAGCGAGCCCGTCTTCGAGGCGTACGTGGGCGCACCGTGCGAGCGCGAGCTACACCAAGCGCTGACGAAGATCGCGCGACGTAACGACCGCAGTCTCGCCGCAGAGATCAGACGCGCGCTACGACGACACGTCGAGCGGGAAACGCCGGAGCTACCGGCGGCAACGGCATGAACACAGCGACGACGAACGTCACTGACGTCTCACCCGTCGAGGCGAATCGCGTCAACGCATACGTGACGACGACGCGGCGTGGTCGCTACTACTCGTGGCGTGACGAGAACTTCTGGAGCGTCACGACGATGATCAACGGCGGCGTTCCGAAGGGCGACGTACTCGTCAACTGGGCCAAGAAGTTCACAGCTGAGTACGCGTGCGACAACTTCGAGCAGCTGCGCCAACTTCTAACGCCGCGCGGCGGTAGTTCGCGCGACATCGACCTCGAACTCGCTGCCGCACAGATCGAGGCGATCGCGCGTCTCGTCGAGATCGCGCGTACGAGTAACGTCGAAATCGACCGCGAACTCGCGCTGGCGCAGCTTCGCGCCGTCGCTGTCGCGCTTCAGTCGCGCGGCGGGTACGTCGACAGGGACGCAGCTGTCCAGTGGCTGAAGGACGCCGCGTATCGCGACCGCGATCGCAAAGGCCAGCTCGGCGAGAAGATCCACGACGCCATCGAGGCGTACGTGCTCGGCCAGCCGTTTCCGAAGTGGACGCCCGACATTCTCCCGCGTATGAACGCGTTCGAGCGGTTCCTGGCACGCTACGAACCGAACTACGAGATCGGGATGACAGAGGCGTCGGTGTTCAATCGGTCTCACCGCTACGCCGGTCGCGCCGACACAGTCTTCGAGATCGGACGAGGTCCGCATAAAGGACGACGCGTGCTGAACGACTACAAGTCTGGCGGGAAGGACGTCTACCCAGAAGCCGCGCTTCAGCTCGCTGCGTATCGTCGCGCAGAGTTCGTCGGTGCGCCAGACGGCTCGGAGCAGCCGATGCCGCCTGTCGACATGACTACGGTGCTCTGGCTGCCTGACGACGGCGAGTTCCGACTGGTCGAGGTCGCGACGACAGACGACGTCTTCCGCGCGTTCCTATACGTGCGCGAGAACTATCGCTGGGCTGACTCGATCAGTAAAGGTGTCGTGCTCGGAAACGTCGCGAGCGACCCGCCGCAGCCAGCATCTGACGCTGAGCGCGAACTCGCGAACGAGCTAGCACGTTCTGATTCGCCCCACGGCGAAGAGGGGGAGGGCGAGGCCAGCGCTGGCGGCGAACAGGTCATCGCTCTCCCCCTCCCCCCGGAGAAGACGTGAGCGACGAGCTGCGCTACTCGGCGACGGTGACGTTCCGCGCGGACGGGGAGGAGTGCACGACGGTCGGGTGGGGAAGGACTCGTACCGACGCGATCGACCACGCGCGCGCGCAGGCGAATCGTCGCGAGCAGCGAGACTGGATCCCGATTCTCGTCTCGACGATCGACAGCATCTACGCCGACCTGATGGGACGACCGCAGCTCCCGCAGCAGCGCGGAGAACGAACGACGTGAGCCCGATCATCGACATCCAGCGGCGCATGGCCGAACTCGGGCGCATCAGGCTCGGGACGAAGGGCCCGAAGGGCGAGCCGAAGAAACTGGACACGTTCCGTCTAACCAGCGCCGGGAAGGAGCTGCTGGAGAGCGCCGCAGCGATCTACGGCGGCGAGGTGCGCCCGTGGACGACCGCGCCGGACGAGGGCCAGTGGGAGCTGATCACCGAGACGAACTCGATGCGCATTCTGATGCCGCCAACGTTCAACGAGATCGACGGGTCGCCGAGCCACGCGTGGTCGCAGTGGTACGAGCTGTGGTCGCGCGGCGGATGCCAGCGTCGCTGCGACGGGCAGACCGAGTACCTCTCCGGAGGCCCGTGCATGTGCACGCCTGAGCCCGACGAGCGCGACTGCGAAGTCGTGACCCAGTTCAACATGATCCTGCCCGACGTGGCCGGTCTCGGCGTCTGGCGTCTGCGCACCGGCGGCTACTACGCGGCGACCGAGACGATCGGGACGCTGGCGCTGCTCGAACGCGCGGCTCAGGAGCACGAGTTCATCCCGGCGGTGCTGCGGATGGAGCAGCGCTCGGTGAAGCGCCCGAACGAGCCGCCCCGCCGCTTCGTCGTCCCGGTGATCGACCTACCAGATACACGCGTCGCAGATCTTCTCCCAGCGTCGGTGCGCGCACTGACCCCGGCGCGCTCGACGGACGAGAGACCGGCCCTCCCTGCCAGCTCGCCACCTCTCCCCGCTGGCGAGGGGGCCGGTTTCGAGAACGACTCGGCGTCGCGCTTCGACTGGGAACCAGCTGACCTACCTGAGCCTGGGCCCGACGCGGGCGGAGAGGGAGTGGCAAACGCCGTCGAGACACCTGCGGTAAACGTCTCGTTAGAGCACGCGGATCTGGTTGCTGCAGACGAGCCGGTTCTGCACTCGCCGCCCTCTCCGCCGACGTCGACGCCTGTCGCTACCGAGATTCTGGACGAGCTGATCAACGAGCGTAAGCAGCAGATCTCTGAGGTGCTTGACCAGCTCGGTCAGACGGACTCGATGTCGACGGTCGAGAAGGTCGGGGAGCAGTACGAGCCGAGCGCGTATCTCGACTGGCTCGATCGCCAGCTCGAACGCGCGCGCGCCAAGCTGGTCGAGGCGAGCGCGTGAACTGCCCGCACTGTGGGCATCCGCTGGCGTGGCACGACGAGTACGGGATCTGTCGACCGCGAGTGATGATCGATGCGTCGCAGTGTTACGGGAACGTCGTCGCCGGACGCTGTACGTACGGCTGCGTGATCCCGGTCGATACTGACGATCTAGCGCACCCGGAGGGCGCGACAGCGTCGTGGGACTATCCATGAAAGGAGAGGTGAGAGATGCAGGAGAGGTTGCTACCGGCTAGGTACTACGAGCCGAGCGCAGACGAGCACGAGAGGACGATCAACGCGTCGCCGCACGTCGACCGCAGGCGCTCAGGGCGCGAGCTGTTCGGGCAGGCTGAGGAGCTAGCGTCGGCGCTTCACGAGGCGCACGTGCTAGGCGACGAGCTGCTGGAGCGCTTCGAGCGGATCGACATGGCGCGACGTGCGCTGGAGCCGCTGGGTCTACTGACTGCTGTCGAGTTCTGCGAGCCGGTGCAGGCAGCGCTTCGGAAGTGGCGGGCTGAGTCGCGCAGCGTCTTCGACCTGCCCGCGTTCATGTGCGGAGAGCCGGAGTGAGTCGAGCTGATCACACATTCCAGTTCACAGCGTCAGCGATCGCGTCAGCGGCGCACGACGAAGCTGTGTATCACGCCGAGCGCGCGAAGTACTGGCAGGGAGAGCAGCAGAAGGCCGCCGCGCATATTCGCGAGACGGCGACGGTCGTCGTCAGCGAGGCGCCTGTTACGGGCGGCTTTCGTATGCACGTCGGGGTCGACTACGGCGACGCAGGTGACTACTTGCGGCTAGGCGAGGCGTACGAGAAGTGGCAGTCGCATCGCGACGCAGCGGAGCGGTTCCGTAGCGACGCCGAGGTGTACGGCACGCAGGGTGATCGTGTCTACGAGCTGAGTCTCGACGACGTTCACCACTTTCGACTTCACGGAGGTGAGAGAGAGACGTGAGGATCTTGTTCGTCACTATCGCGAGCATCGTCGCGGCCTGGGCGCTCTACTGGGCGAGCGGCGCTCAGGCGCGCGGCGAGTTCAAGCGCGAGGTCCCGTTCTGGTGGCTGCGTCAGGCGCTCTGCGTTCATCACCGCGAGGGGAGCTGGCGCGACCCTCACGCGCCGTACTACGGCGGTATGCAGATGGACCTCCAGTTCGCGCGCACGTACGGAGGCTGGATGCTGCGCCACCACGGCACGCCAGACCACTGGTCGCCGCGCGCACAGCTGATCGTCGCGCATCGCGGCTGGTTGCATCGCGGCTGGTGGCCCTGGCCGAACACGGCGCGCGCCTGCGGGTTGCTCTGATGCGCACGCCGATCCGTCTCGAAACCCTCGACAACGAGCACGCCGTCTTTCGCGGGAGTGCAGAGGAGACGTTCACGCGCACGAGTCTCGTCGGCGAGGTCGAACTCAGTCAGCACTATCCGGCTGTGATGCTCCAGCGCAGCATCTGGGAAGACATCGGTCGTCCCGTCGCGATGATGCTGACGCTCGAAGCGATCGAGGTGAATGTGTGACTCACTACGCGACAGCGCGAACGAGAGATCCCGTGGTCTCTCTCTCGGGCTGCCGGGTAGGCCGCTACTCGACAGCCCACACCAAGCGAAGGAGTTCGACATGATCAGCGAGCAGCTGAGAGACGAGATCGTCGCGAACCATCGCGACAACCCGCGTCACGGATCAGACTGTCCAGTTTGTCGAGCGACGGAGGAGGTGAAGGATGCGCATGAGGTTGTTGGGCCTGCTGATAGTCGCACTCGGGATCGCGGCGGTGATGGGCGGCGGGTCCGGCTTCAACTAGGTCACGCGGAGAGGGACGCATGACCGAAGCGCTGGTCGACGTGGTCGTCTACGGGGAAGCTGTGCCAGCTGGGGCTTTGGCGGCTGGGTTTCGCGGAGACGGCCGCGTCTTCCTGCGCCATCGCGGCGGCGCTGAACTCGACTCGTGGAAGCGCTCGATCAAAGACGCAGCCGGTACGGCGATGGAGGGGCGCGCGCCGACGCGCGACGCTGTCTACGTCTCGCTGCGTTTCTTGGCGAAGCGACCGGCTGGCCACTACGGGAAGCGCGGGCTGCGCCCGAGCGCTCCGAAGTTTCCGACCAAGCGCAGCGTCGCAGACGCAGACAAGCTGACGCGCGCAGTGCTCGACGCGCTGACTGGCATCGTCTACGCAGACGACTCGCAGGTGGTCGAGATGGTGGTCAGCCGCTACTACGCAGACGGCTCGCCTGTGCGCTGCGAGATCGTCGTCAGAGGTGTCGAGTGAACGACGACCAGCTAGAGCTGGACGCGCAGATGCGCGCGATGGGACGTACAGCACTCCAGATCTTCCGCGGTGCGCGCGAGGACGGCTCGCTCGTCGAGGCGTTCTGGGCTACCGCCGCGTTCTTCGTCGCGGCGTTCAAGCAGAACGAGGAGTGAGTTGAGCGCGATCGCACACATACGGATCGAGAAGCCGAGTCTGTCTAGGCCAGGGCAGCCGCATATCATGCACAACGACCGGGTCATCGCAGTTGGCGACGACGGCACGGAGGTCGACATCAGTTCGATAGTCACGGCATGGCATGAGCACAACGTCGTCGGCGAGGCGCGCACGCTGGAGCTGATCGTGCTCTGCTCGCACGTCGTCCAGAGAGAGCACGACAACCAGATCGTCGTGACTGGGTACGTCGATAAGGAGGCAAAGTGAGTCAGTTCGCGATCAACTTCACGGTCTGGGCGGTCGGCTGGCTCGGCATGTTCTGCGCGCTCGAAGGGCCCGCTGCGTTCTGGCCTAGATGTCCGTGGGATACGTTCTCGCGCTTCGTCTGGGACGCGCAGGCGCGCTGGGACTTTCTGACGGTCGCGGTCGTCGCGATCATCGGCATCCTGGCGTCGCACCTGATCCGCTTCAGGGGGATCGAGGAGGGCGATCGCAAGACGGTCAAGCAGGCCGTCGTCGAGGCGAAGATCATCCACGCGCACAAGGTGCTGGCGAAGCACCAGCCGAACGTGGTGGGTGCATGACGCGCTACTTCCAGCTCGACATCACAGACGAAGGCAACGGCGCGCCGTTCGACGGGCGCTGGGAAGACTGGCCCGACGAGGGTGGCGACGCGACCCATATCGGCGACCCGAGCGTGCGCTGCGGCGTCTACTTCGACACCGAGCGCTGCTGCGTCGTCATGTACTACGAGCGTCTACGCGACGACGCTCCACCTGTCGTGTTCGAGGAGAGTGAACAGCAACAAGTGCGGATACGCGACATCGACGGCCGAACACGCGGCGAGCCGACTAACTCGCCGCTGATCGGTGGCAAGGAGCAGACGTGAAAGCAGCGCTCGTACTCCCCGGCGGGAACATCTGGCCGCCGCAGCAGAAGGCGCATGACCTCGGCGCCGACCGGATCGGCTGGACGAGCAAGGACCCGCAGATCGACCCGGCGACGAACGGCGGCGTTAACGTCATGGAAGCGGTGCGCGCGAACGGGTTCACGCTGTTCTTGATGCGTGCGCTCTGGAACTGGGGCGGCTCGCCCGAAGCGTGGGCTGACGACTTCCGAGCTGACCTGAAGCGGCTCGACATGCTCTCGACGATGACGCTACCGGGCAACATTCCGAAGCACAGCGCGCGCCAGTGCGCGATCAACGCCGACCTCGAAGTCGACGACTCAGAGTGGGTCTTTCGCGCGCTCGCGCAGCTACTCTCGGTGCTACCCGGACGCGGCATCACCTGGTCGATGCAGCCGCACAAGGGCGGGATCATCAGCGACACGCTGCGCGACCTGATCAACAAGAGCCAGTGGATCACCGTCGCGCCGTACACGTACCGGAACAACATGCAGCGCTGTAGCGAGCGCTGGGTCGTCGACGACCTGATCGCGCGCGGGATCAAGCCTGAGAAGATCCTCTGCTACTACCGCGACGTCTGCGAGGGCTGGAACGGGTTGCTGTGGGATCTGGTGCAGATCACGTGAGCAAGCGACCGTCCTGGTTCGGCGTGTGAGCGAAGCCGTCCGTATCCCCGACGTCGCTGGCGAGATCCTCGGCTGGAAAGCGCTTAGGTACTTTGGCGGCACTGGTGGCGTGCTGCAGTCACCGATGCAGACGATGACCTGGAGCAAGACGTCGTGGACGAACGCGCGATGCAACGGGGGCCACCACTTCACCGCGGCGCTCGCGACGGCGATCGGAGGGGCGTTGCCACCGCACGAGATTCCAGAAAAGGAGTGCTCGTGCGGCATCTACGCAGTCGCAGACGCGCTCGACGCGATGACGTACTTTCGCGGTAGCAACTACGTGCTCGCGCGCGCCGCTCTCTCAGGCAAAGTCATTCCGGGCGCGAAAGGCTGGCGCGCAGAACGCGCGCGTATCCACTCGATCGCACGCGTCGGGGAATCGTTCGTGCTCGACATGCTCGCACGCGAGTACGGCGTCGAGGTCGTCGAGCCGCCCTTTCGACCCGACGAAGGTCGCCGTCTATCTCTCCCAGCGACAATCAGACTTAGCGGCCGCGACGGCCAAGTTTACGGCGAGCATCACGCAACTGCAGAAGTCGATCGCCTCCGCGGTCGAGCCGTTCTCGACTCTCCTGCTCGCTTTGACGCAGGAGGCTACGAGATCACGATCAAAGAGTGGGACATCGGATCGCTCACCCTCGCGGAAGGGGACAAGCTCATCTTCACATTCACAGTGAACCATCTCTGATGGACATCGGCACAGAAGAACCAGCGATCATCGTCGAGCCGGTCGAGGACCCGTTCGAGCGCGAAGCGCCGAGCGAGCCCGAACCCGTACGGACGCCCGAGCGCGAGCCAGAGAAGGTACCCGCGTGATCGTCGCCGCTGTCGAGCGAGAGCACATCGAGGGACTGGTCGACCTGGCCGAGATGACCTCTCCCGGCGATCTAGGAGTGACCTTGATAGCGCGCAAGGTCGGGTGGAAGATCGACGTCTCGCTCCTCGTCGCTGACGTCGACGAGCGCTACGCACCGCCGCTACCTCGAAGCGCAGTGAATCTCATCGACCCTTATCGACTGTTCGGGTTCCCGGTCGTCTCGCGCGAGTGCATTACAGTCGAGCGTGCTGAGCGATGAGCGAGATGCCCGACCCGCAGCCCAGCCTCCCGTTCGGGACGACAGACGACGACATCAACTCGCTCTGGGCGATGGACTGCCCGGCCTGCCAGGGACGCGGCTGGATGCACGCAGTCGAAGCGTACGAGTTCCGCGGCACGTACAAGGGGCGCGACAAGACCGGCGTCGTGCGCAGCGACGAGCGCGAACCATGCCCGAACTGCGGCGGCAGCGGCGGAGTGGAGATCCCGTTCTGATGAAGCAAGTCCCAGGCACATGGGAGCACGGCGAACCGCCCGCACCGCAGCAGATACCGCGATCGGAAGCTGGTCCCGTGCTGCGCGGTCTCGAAGCAGAGGGCGCGCTGTACGTGCGTCTCTATCGGATGGGCGAGTGCGCGATCGTCGTCTCGCGCGAACCGTGCGGACCAGGAGGTTCGTACGCGTGGCATCTCTCGATCTCTCACCTCGATCGACATCCGAGCTGGGACGAGATCAAAGCTGCACGCTACTGGCTGCTGCCTGACGCGCTGATGTTCGCGATGCTGCTACCGCCGAGCGAGGAGTATTTCAACCTGCCCGCGCAGGATCACGTCTTTCACATGTACGAGATCCCAGACCCGGAGATGTCGTGACTGATCTCAACCCGGAACAGCGCCCCACCTTTGTAACAGAATGGAGGACAGCATGAGCAGCCACTACCACGAGCCGAGTTGTCGATGCGATCAGTGTGCGCCCCGCGCTGGCTCTGTCGGGGTCGCACCGAGAGACGCGGACTTTCCTCCGGGCTTCAAATGGAATGAGGAGGAAGGGAGGCCTGTCTTTGCCCCACCGCCCATGAGTCCCGAGGACATTGAGAAGCAGTTGCGGGTACTCGCGCCGACGTTGGATCGGGCGGAGGAGTTGCTGTGGCAGGCTGGGCATCCGCGTATCGCCGAGCAGCTTCACTCCGAGATTCGTCAACTCTTTCTCCAGGCAAGGATTTTGTGGCCCGAGGCTACGGGTGACTGATCTCAACCCGGAACAGGGCACCACGACCCCGGCTTTCGACGGCTGCGAGCTTCCGCCTGATCTCTGGAACGAGGAAGGCTCGCGCGTCTGGATCCGCTACGACCTCTGCGAGAACGCGGCTAAGGCCCGTTACAAGGCGTGGAAGGGGATCGGCCTGCCGATTGGCTTCGCACCTCCTGACGGCGACTCCGATCTGATCGACCTACGGGTGCGCGTCGTCTGGGCGAGGTTCGCCCCGGACGATCCCGTGTGGGACGAGTGGCCGTGGAAGATGTGCGGCCGTGACGACCACGGCGCGGTGAAGTTCTGGGAGGTTGCGGCCGATGCGTGATCTCAACCCGGAACAGGTGCGGGGAATCATCGAAGCCACGTGGCGATTGAACACGTCCGCCATTCACTCGCCGGTCAGCATGGACGAGGTGCGCGCGTTGGCTCAGTCTTGGCTGGCTCAGGGGGAAG